GTCGCTACGATTTGGCTGAATAAGCTAAATAGTTGTAACACGGCAGATACCTCTGAGCAATTACGTATCTGTTCTCTTTTTGATATATTGAAGTTTAAAAGATAGCAATGGAGACATCCTTCTTAACAACATCGAGGTGCTGGCTAGCCGTAAATCCTTTCTCAGGGTAAGCACTTGTTGATGTATCAAATTAAAAACCCGTGATCCCGTACACGTAATCAACGGGGGTGGGGCAGTCACCAAAGAGAGTGCTAGGTGTGCAGTGCATTGACCATCCGTCTCCCATTAAGGAGTAGCGGGAACGCATTGGGTGAGGTATAACGCCTACTCCAGAAGAATAAATGTTGTGGACAGAGTAACTGCTCAGTTAGGGGCTCATGTGGTGTGAGTAGCCTAACACTAATTCTATAAAAATAGGTCACTTGGTGACCTATTGTCAATTAAACACCCTAGACGAACATTCGCATACCTTACGTTCTTTATTTTATTACATTAATTTATATCAGAGCAACTAGGGTGTTTACTTGACACTAATTGCATGGTGTGCTATAATAACAGCATAAACAGAGAAATACCATGAGAAAATTTATCACTAGTGACTTACACTTTGGTCACGCAAATATTATGAAGTTCTGCCCAGTAACCCGAGCAGGCTTTACTGACACCGATCATATGCGAGAGCAAATGATACATGAGTGGAACCGTGACGTTGCTCCAGAAGATGAAACATTCATTTTGGGTGACTTTGCATTCTTGTCAGCCAAGGATGCAGTTGCAATTCTGCGTAGACTGAACGGCACTAAGATTCTGATTGAAGGTAATCACGACCGCAAACTGTTGAACGACCCTGCATTCCGTGCAGAGTTCAAAGAAGTGCATCAGTACCTGAGATACAATCACGATGGTCAAATGGTCATTATGATGCATTACCCTATCTGGGAATGGGATCAAATGCACCGCGGTTCAGTTCACTTTTATGGCCACGTTCATGGAGCAGTGACTGGCATGGAAAAGTATCGTGCCCGTGATGTAGCTTTTGACAGTACTGGTCGTGTCGTATCAGATTTTGATATGATGGTTAAAGACGCATTGAAGGGTGAGATTCGTTCTCACCACTAATATGAAAGAAGAAAAGTTTGCTAAGTTGCTTGACGAGGTTGAAGAATTCATTGGTGAACACAACCGTAGCAATCCTCACTATCTGTTTGATGAGGATATCATCAAAGTCTTTTCACACTACAAAAAGAAACATGTTAAACGAGCATTAGAGGAATTACGATGAACAAGGATGAATTGAAAGAGTTTGTATTAGCTAACCCAAAGTTGGTTTCTATGAAGTCTGCCGGCGATGGTATCTATGTGCTAAAGTATTCCAAGCGTGTGTTCTACGATAACTTGTGGAACGACTACTTGGAAGAATGCCGCGGTACTATCGTAGATGCTGACTTCAATGTGGTGCAACGTCCATTCACTAAAATCTACAACTATGGCGTAGAAGCTAAGGCTCCTGTGTTAAGTGAAGATACCATAGTGGAATGCTTTCGTAAGGTCAATGGCTTTATGGTTGCAGTGACTTGGTACAACGGAAAGTTGTTAGTGTCCACAACTGGATCAACTGCTAACGACTATGTTGATATGGCTAACTCCTTTATCGACCGTCGGCGTGAAACTTTTGAACGATATGTAAGTGGTTTTCCTACCCTAACTTTTATGTTTGAATGTGTGCATGAAAATGACCCACATATCATTGTAGAAAAGCCAGGACTGTATTTGCTGGGCTATCGTGAAAAGACTTGGGAAAGCCGTAGTCAAAACGATGGACTTAGCTTGTATCACCAATATGCATTGTCGGATCACCAAGTGGAATGGAAGCGTTGCACATTGGGTGAAGTGTTGAAAGAAGTTAAGACTGTTAAGCACGAAGGCTTTGTATTCTACACTGAGGACTTTAAAGTATCTGCAAAGATCAAAAGTCCATACTACTTGACCAGCAAGTGGGTTGCCCGCAATCCTCGTACTGACAAGTTAGTGAACATGGAAGCAGATATCAAGAAAAATCTTGATGAAGAATATTATCCACTAGTGGATGCTATTCGGGCTAACATTGTTGACTACACTGCCTTGGACGAACAATCACGCCTATCATGGGTGCGTAACTATTTGGAGATGGTATGAACGAACGAATTAAACAACTTTGGTTAGACGGTGCTCAGAGCCTCTGGCCTCGCCCTGGCAAGTGTACTGCTGGCGAGTATGACTATAACCTTGAAAAGTTCGCCGAGTTGATTGTGCAGGAGTGTATTGATATTATTGCTCCTTATTCTGTTAGAATGAGTAGACCAGGTGAAGAATACTTACATCCTATTCAAGAGATTAAAGAACATTTTGGAGTTAAAAAATGAAATCAGTACCCGTAAGTGTTTGGCTGTCCGCAGTCGTTCTTTTTATATTTTCCGCACACAGCGCCTGGCAAGATCCTGTGTTTTGGTTTCAATGTTTTATCTTTGTGAGCATTGCTGCATCCTTTGGTCGAGTTGTAGTCTATCTGTTTGAAGGTAAGTGAAATGAACGAACGAATTAAAGAGCTTGCCCGTATGTCAGGGTTTACTGTCGATGAGACAGGCACGTTTCCTGAATTCGCAGAAATGACACGCCTTGATTGTTTCGCCGAGTTGATTGTGGCAGAAGTATTAGCAGTTCAGGAGAAATTTATTGCTGATGGACACAATGCTTGGCATTTGAATAAACCCACACGAGAACATTTCGGAGTTGAAGAATGAGATTGATGCTAGGCACCAAAGAACGACCAAGTTTGCTTGTCAACGTTAAGCAAGAGCACAGTCCTACGCACTTTGACTTTTGGGTAGTCAACGGTGCCTGGGAAGGTACATTCTATAATGGATACGTCACTGTACATCATCCTTGGAACCCTCACTCAAGTCTTGACAAAGTTGAAATTTTGTGCAATAATCAAGACAGGTTGCGTAGCAGTGATTGGAACGGAGAGTACCAAGATGTGTTTGACAATTTCCACAATGAAAACTATGTAGCACCCAAGCGTGAACCAGTAGTGTTTGCTGATATGGATGATGACATCCCTTTTTAAGGAGTTAGCAATGAACGAAGAATTTGATAGATTTGAGGAGCATATGGCAAATGAAATTTTAAAAGATGAAAGCCATTTACCCGTAGCAGAACAAAGCCTAGTCTTTCGCCTTCGCAAGCGGGCGGAGATTCGCAGGCAGATTCAAGGACGCAAGTCAGTAGAAGAAGGCAAACCAGATCGTATCGCTGACTTATTGGAAGAAGCAGCTAACGAGATAGAACGACTACGGGTGGGTTAAATAGTCTATGCGTAAAATTATTTTAATACTGTTATTGTTGCCATTACTAGCTTTGGCAGACACCAGCACGATTATCTATAATTTAACCAGCAATCAAGTAGTAAGCAGTAACCAGCAAGGTGAGAAAGTTAGTATAGCTAGTATCAGCAAGTTAATGACAGTTTATACTGTACTAACACAGCACCAATCGTTAGATGAACGATTGACCGTTACTGGCAATAGAATTACTAATACCAAGATTAGTAAAGGAATGATTCTAACCAGAATGGATTTAGTCAAGCTATCATTAATCAGTAGCGATAACCTAGCTGCGATAACTCTAGCTGAAAACTTCCCCGGTGGCAAAGTAAAGTTTGTTGAAACTATGAACAAACATGCAACCGAGTTGAATATGTCACATACTGGGTTTGTAGAACCAACTGGACTAAGTGCAATGAACTTTAGTACAGTAGATGATATTGTAAAACTCACTAAAGCGGTAAGTGCATTTGATATAGTGCAAACAGCAGCACAATCTCATAATCTAGTTACTCATTATTCAAGGGGCAAACGTGATACTAAATTGTCTACTAGTCCTACCATAAAGTACTTTGGTCAGCAAGGTATAATCACTATCAAGACTGGGTTTACTAATGCTGCTGGTTATTGTATAACTATGCTAATCAATGCAAATAACCAACTATACAATATCACTATTCTTGGAGCTAAAACTAAGCAGCAACGAGAAGCCATTATCCTAAAATCATTAGCTCAAATATATAGCACATAATATACGCATTTAATGCACTACGTATAAATACATTTACTATGTTCCACTTCATCAAAGACCTCACACACAAACTTCTAGAATTTATAAAAGATGATCCGGTTCGTCCTGAGATTCCCGCTGACTTTAGGGTAAGTGATGGTAGAATAGTGGCAGCATTAACTGACGAAACTGAAACATCACCTGAAGCAATGGTGTGCATTAGCTTTCATGATTTTGTCCCACAAGATGTTACTGATTTGAGTAGCACTACATTAGTTCCGACTACAGCAGTATTCTATACTATCTGGAGTTATAAAGCAGGCAAGGGTAGAGAGTTATTAATTCGTGCAGTTAAAGAGATTCAAAAATCTCACCCTAGTGTAACTCGCTTTGTCACATTAAGTCCTAAAACTGAATTGGCTAGACGTTTTCATTTGAAGAACGGTGCCATTGTATTTCGTGAAAATGTAGATACTGTTAACTATGAATATGCACATGCTATTCCTAAAGAAGAAGACAGTGGAAATAAAGTTCTATTACCAGAATAATCAACATAGTTACAAGCACGAAGTTATAATAACTTCATTCGCCGATGCAGTAGCTAAAATTATTGAGTTACCAAAATCACTTGAAGTATGTTTATATCCACTACCAGATAATGTATATGGTGGTATAGATATGAATCATGTTAATCGCATCGGCATTAACTACGACTTACCCTTCAATCTACTACCAAAGATACTAACTCACGAACTGATTCACGTTCACCAGAAACATATTGGTATACTATCAATGAAATCAAATGGGATGTGTTATTGGCATGGTATACCCTATACTAAGAAACTACCAGAAGATATGACCTACGAAGAATACAATAGTCTTCCCTGGGAAGTAGATGTTGCACAAAAACAACAAGAAATCTTCCGTGAAGCATTAGCCCTAGTCTGCAAGTAATTTGACATTTAATCCATATTGTAGTATAATATGGGTATGCTTAAAGAACACCTGGTCAGTCGTCACTTAAACTTAGAACTTCACCGTCCTATGCTAGACGAAGTTGAGGGAGTAGCCACATTTTACTTGTGGAATCTCAGCGGTCAGCTTGTAGGATACCAACAATATCGCCCAACCGGAGAGAAAAAGCCCCAAAATAACCCCAAAGAAGGTAAGTATTTTACATACAGAAAGCAGCCCACCCACACTGTTTGGGGCGTTGAGAGCTTGGATTTAAGCCCCTCAGTCGTGTTTGTGTGTGAGGGTCTGTTCGATGCGGCCAGACTCACTGAGCGTGGATTTAGTGCGTTGGCCGTGCTATCTAACAACCCAAATAGTGACTTGAAGAACTGGTTGCAGTGTCTGAATCGCAGGGTTGTAGCAGTTTGTGACAATGATACAGCTGGCCGAAAGCTAGCCAAGTTCGGAGACTGTTGTGTTTTTACAACAGATAAGGACCTCGGGGATAGTGATGACGATTTTGTGACAAACTTACTGGAAACGTACGGTTGACATTAAATGGTTTTGGGTATATAATACACTTATGAACTCGAAAATCGTCCGTAAGCGCAGAACAGATCGCAATCATGCTATCTATGTCATCACCAATGTTTTGACTAGTGAGCAATATGTTGGTATCACCGCAGTGTCATTCGGTGGCAACGTCAAGCGTACACTGAATCGCCGTATGCAAAAGCATATGCAACGGGCTATGACTGAGAACAAAGATTGGGGCCTGAGCAAAAACTTGCGTGAGTTTGGAGCCGAAGTATTCACATTCGGCTTGCTTGAAGTTGTACGTGGCAAGCGCCCCGCTCACGCCCGCGAGACAATTCTAATCAACACTGTGCAACCCGCACTTAACACTTTTGGAGTCAAATAATGCAAATCATTAAATGCTGGGATATTCAAACTTGGGACGGTGGTGATCGTCACAACCACAAGTATTATGTAGCAACGAAAGAAGCTGCCGATGCATGGAAGGCAAAGAACAAGTATGATGAAGTCTATGAAAAAGAATTTGTCATCCTTGACAGTTTGGATGAATTGACAGAATATGAAAACGGTGAACTCCGCAAACGAGCCCTGGCTAAATTGTCAGAAGCAGAAAAGAAAGTATTGGGATTAAAATGATACAAGCAATTACTAATTTGATTATCGTTATGTTGCCAGTTATCATCATGGGCCTGGCAATCCTAATCAAGGATGGATTCTAAAATGAACGAACGAATTAAAGAACTTGCTGAACAGGCTATTACAGAAAAACTTTCAATAGATGAATTTATTGAGGCTCTGAAAAAAGAACCATATGACTTCTATGGGTTTAGAGTTAGTGAACTACAAAAGTTTGCCGAGTTGATTGTAGCAGAATGTATGACCACTGTGCTTAACGAATCAAAGTGGTACTGGGATAAAGATGAATTTGAAAGTTCCAATGCTATTCAAAATGCAGCAAGACGAGTAAAAGAACATTTCGGAGTTGAAGAATGAAATTGAAAATTTGCGGAATTACTTACGAAGTATTGTACAAGACACCTGAGGAAATGCAGGGCACTATTGGTCTTGCTAGATTCAATGACCAAGAGATTTGGATTGGAAATAATTTCTCAGAACAAACTCAAAAAATTGCATTGTGGCATGAGACCCTGCACATACTAAGTGATGCGTACAATTTAAAGATGAACGAGGAACAGGTTAAATTTCTTACTCACGCATTGATTGCCTTAGTGGAAGATAATTTGGATACAATTAAAATAAGGTCTGCTCAATGAAATTCAAACACATTTGTTGGCAGAAGAATGAAAAGACTAACACTGATAAAGTGTGGGGCGTGATTCTATTACAAGATAATTCTATGGATTTTAGTGGACTCGGGTTCAAGTATGTAGACAATGACTATATTTCATTCTGGGGGCGCCGTGGCGCAAAACTTCAAACTAAAATGTTTAAGGGTAGTGATTGGGACGCTATTCAAATGTTTGAAAAGAAGCAGCACAATGGTTATCGGTCAATTGAAATTGATGAACTGCATGAAGTGTACCCCGAGTTCCAACAGGACCTAGAAAAGACAGCCTTCTGGGCTACATTCAAAATTTGACATTAAATGGGTATTCTGTTATAATAGAATCTTAGACAGTAAAGAACTGGAGTTGTAATGGAATACGCAGTTGAAGCTAGCAATCAAAAAAGCAAAAAGTTTCTTAGTGCATTGATGCCCTCAATCATTGACCAGTTGGGTTTGACTAATAGCAGAAAAGCAGTCTTAGTCAAAGTGACCGATGACATGCTTGATGGTATGGAAGGTGCAACCCTCAATGTAGAAATGGCAGATTGTTATCTAGTACTAATCAAGCCAGCTAAACGTTTGACAAAATTCTCACTACTGAATATGGCACTGACTCTTTCACACGAAATGGTACATGTGCGTCAACTTGCTAAGGGCCAAATGAAGTTCTTGCCAAAGAATGCTAGAATGTGGATGGGCAAGACTTACAGCAAAAAGACAAAATACTTAGACATGCCCTGGGAACTTGATGCGTTTGCCCGTCAAGAAATTGTATTACGTAGAGCTATTGAGTGAGTGTCCAAAAGTTGACATTAAATGGGTATTCTGCTATAATAGAATCTTAGACAGTAGAGAACTGGAGCATAAGATGGCAAAATGGTACAGCGAAATTGGCGAAGAGTTTGGGACCAACACAATGACCCGTGAAGAACACGATATGCGTGAACGGATTATCAAGGTCATTAGCCAACACACTCGCACATTCTATGGTGGCTATGGCTATGCTTCTGAAGAAGGTGTCAAGGAAGAGGACTACGATGAAGTGGCCGATAGCATCATGGAAGCATTCGTAATGGTTGAGAAAGATTGACATTTAATCACTTTGGTGATATAATAGAATCTTAAACAGGAGAACTGTATGTCTTACAACAATGGAAATCAGTACGACCAAGAAGCAGAGTATGCTAAAAAGTCCATGACAGAATTGATCGCTGTCCGTACTCAGTTTGAGTTGGCAGTAATTAATCACCCGCAAGGCCCTAAAATGTTCAATGAACATCTTGAGTGGGTCAAAATGAAAATTGCAGAACGAATTGGAAGGAAATAAAATGACCTTGGATAGTTTGATTAATCGTCAAAGTAGCAAGTGTCATTACTGCAATTGTGAAATGAATCGTGAGAAAAAGTCTCCGCAATTGGCAACAGTTGAACATCTTGTGGATAAATGGTCAAGCCCGAAGCACAGGAGAATTGACGTTGCATCTAATTTAGTTGCGGCTTGTTTTCAATGTAACAATAGTCGAGGTGCAAAACGAAATCGCATTGCCCGAGATTATTACAAAATGGTAGTAGCCAAACGAGGAATCAAACTTGCAGTAGCGTCAACCTCAAGTAAAGTTTTATATTCGATGTTTGGTTCGGTACCACAACATCTCTTTAGTGTAAAGGAAATTAAAAATGCGTAAGATGGCAACTATTAGAAAGATTGATGCACTGCGTCCTATTGTGGGCGCTGATGCAATTGAATGCGCTATCGTAGGTGGCTGGACCTGCGTAGTAAAGAAGGGTGAATATACTGCTGGTGATCTGGCAGTATATTGCGAAATTGATTCGTTCATCCCCTCTACTATCGCACCGTTCTTGACCAAGTCCGGACACTATGCTAAGACTTTTGAAGGTGTTGAAGGCGAACGTCTCCGTACTGTGAAGTTGCGTGGTCAATTGTCGCAAGGGCTGTTACTGTCTCCAGAATCTGTGAAGTTATTTCCAAATGATATGGCGATCGGTGATGATGTATCTGAATTTCTCGGTATCACCAAGTACGAAGCACCAATCCCCGCAGCACTTGCAGGCGAAGTCAAGGGCATGTTCCCTTCAGTGATTCCCAAGACTGACCAAGAGCGTATTCAAAACTTGTCAGTAGAGTTGGAAGTGTGGAAGACTGAGAATCTATCTTGGGAAGTGACTGAAAAGTTAGATGGTTCGTCAATGACTGTTTATCGTATTGATGACTATGTTGGTGTGTGTTCACGCAACCTTGACCTCAAACGCAACGAAGATAATTCACTGTGGCGTGCTGCTCTTAAGCACGACCTAGAAGAAAAGTTGAAGATTGCAGGTGGTAACCTTGCAGTTCAAGGTGAACTGATTGGCAACGGTATTCAAGGTAACAAGTACAAGATGCGTGACCAAGACTTTTATGTTTACGACATTTACGATATTGATGCAGGACGTTACTACACTCCTGCTGAACGTAAGGCGTTTGTAGAAGTGTTTGGATTGAATCACTGCCCTGTGCTTCACCGCAACACTGAGCTAATTGAATCAGTTGAATCATTGCTGCAACTTGCAGAAGGTAAGTCTGTAATGGGCGATATCAATGGACCAGAACGTGAAGGTCTTGTGTTCAAGTGTAACGAAAAACAAGTGTCCTTCAAGGCAATTTCTAACAAGTTTTTGCTCAAGGGCGGCGACTAAGTTGACAAGTAATGGATACCATGCTATAATACAATTTAAGGAACATAAATGACAGATGAATTTGATACTTGGCTTTCTGATACAGACGTTGAACGTTTGTGGAAAGTGATGCAAGGGGAACTACCCCATGCGGCAGCAAGTTCAGAGGAAATGGATGAGTTTCTAAAGTTGGTAACGCATGTTGCTATGATTAAAACGGGTGGTAGTGGTTATCAAACTGCTACCATTCAATAAAGGAGTTAGTATGATTTTTGGATGGCGTAAACGGCAAATTGCCAACACGGTTGATGCAGCTATTAACGAGGAACCAACTGCAATTCCAGTTATACCTAAGGTAGTTGCTCCTCGCGACCCGATGAAGGATGATGCAGTGTACACAATCGGACGTAACCCTGCCGGCTATATTCAACTGCGTATGACCGGCGATGGCTACACCGCATCTACACTGACAATGAGTACAAGTGCAGTCCGATCTCTGATCCGGCAGCTTGAAGCAGCAATTCCCGAAGAGGAAGACGAATCTAATGATTGAGTGTTTACTGTTAGGTGATAGTATTGCAGTTGGCGTAGCACAGTATCGCCCTGAGTGTGAAGTTCATGCTAAGGTGGGAATTAATAGTCGCAACTATGTTGATAGAAATATCACAAAGGATCTTGCAGCCAAAACAGTAATTATCAGTTTGGGGTCAAATGATTCCAAAAACATGAAAACTCTTGCAGAGTTGTTTGTACTTAGAGAAGTGGTTGATGCAAAAAGAGTATATTGGATCGTCCCTGCAATAAATGCAAACGCACAAGAGGCAGTGAAAATTGTTGCTGGCAAGTTTGAGGATAAGATTTTGTTCATTCCTCAACTTTCAAAAGACAAAGTTCATCCTACAACAAATGGTTACAAAGAATTAGCAAACAGTACACGGTGAAGAAAATGGCAAAATGTTATCAATTAGTCGGAGTGCCCGCAGCAGGTAAAAGTACTTGGATCAAGAACCAAGCCTGGGCTAGTGATTGTACTATTGTATCTACCGACATGTGGGTTGACATGGAAGCCGAACGACTTGGACTAACCTATAACGAAGTGTTCAAAGACTATATGCCACAAGCCGTAAAGCTAATGGCTATTCAAGTTGAGAATGCTCGGGACCTGGGCCGAGATATCATATGGGACCAAACTTCTACTACAGTTAATAGCCGTAAAAAGAAGTTTAATATGTTGCGTGATTATGAGCATGTTGCTGTGGTGTTCCGCACACCCGTACGTGACGAGTTAGATGTGCGATTGAGTGGTCGCTTTGGTAAACACATTCCGAAAAATGTTGTTGATAGTATGATTGCAGGTTGGCAAGAACCAACTAAGGATGAAGGATTTATTGAGGTACGATATGTGGATTGAGAATGTAGCTGCTAGTGATATCCCAACTCGCTTCCATCATGAAGCAGGTGAGAACTCTATGCTGATTAGCATTACAGATCCTGCAGGTTGGAAGCCAGAAGCAAAGCACGTGTTCAAGGAACGTCATAACTTTGAGTTCCTTGACATTGAATTGCATGACTATGCATTGGAAGAAGAAATGCGTTGCAGCCAAGAACAAGCTAACGAGTTGGTTCGATTGCTGCAACATGCAAAAGACAATCGCATGAACGTGGTTGTTCACTGTACTATGGGCATTTGCCGTAGTGGTGCAGTTTGCGAAGTCGGTGTAATGATGGGATTTGAAGACACTGGAAGATTTCGTAGCCCTAACTTGTTAGTCAAGCATCGTATGATGAAGGCATTGGGTTGGACATATGATGAAAACGAAAAGCCAAACTTAGATGATTGGCGAACTTTTAAGAATGATTTTTAATGTTTAAAGTAAAAGGTAAGACTGTTTCATTTGATGCAATGACATTGGATGAAGCAATGCACACCGCTAAAGTAATGAACGAGTTTGTGACCATCACCGGTCCAGACTTTGAAATCGTAGGTATGTTCGGAGTTGATACTATCAAAGACGGCAAATGTCCAGATGGGGTTGCATACGACTGGAATAAGGCTAGTCGGATCGGACAGACCAAACGATGATTTATCTGCCCGAAAGTACTTGCTTCATTATTGTATTGAGTGTTATAATGACGCTAGAGAAATATATATGATCCATCTTAACCTCACAATTCAAAATCCATGGAGTAACACATTCAAAACTGTGTTTGTTAAAGCCGGCCAACTAACTAAAAACAAGTCTTGGGAAATTGAATGTTACCGATGTGGTGTGTTAATTAGTTTTAGCTTTGAGATGACTTTCCGTAGAGACCACGGAGGACTCTGCATAGAGATGGGGTTTTTGGGATACACAATCGGTGCACAAATTTATGACAACCGACACTGGAACAGTGGAACAAATACTTGGGTGAAACATGACAATGACTAAAGAAGAAGTAATCCACATGATGTGCCTAGAGTACAGGCATGATTTTGGATTGCGAAAACAACCTACTGACCCTTCTTGGGAAGCAGGGATGACAGAGCGTGATGCCAAAATACTTTACAGTGTAATGGAATTCATCTATAATGAAATTATCAAATTAGCAGACTTACAAACCCTTAAAGGAAAACAAAATGCAACTAAAAGACGTAAACGAAAGTCTTGAACATCGTATCAATGGCGGCAGCGAATATGGCTGGAAGTGTTACGGTCCTAACGCCCGCTTTCTAGATTATGAAAGTGCTTATGCAACTGGGTCATGCGTATTTGATACGACAGATCAAGTAGTCTACGAAATTCATGTTGAAATCAAAGATTCAGAACAAAAGCCTTATCGTTGGTTGAATCCTCTGTTTAAGAATGTTATGTATGAGGAAGCATCGTACCGTACAATAGATGCAGACCAAGCATGGGATGATGTTAAGTGGATTGACTTGGAGACAGAAGAAGACTTCCTAGAAAAAGCAAGTGCTATTTTCAAAGGTGAAGACTTTGACAAACGTGTTAGTGTGCCGATCAATTTATCCAAAGATGAATTGTTTACTATGATGCAACTTGCGCACGAGAAAGATATCACACTCAATGAGTTAGTGGTTGAAATTTTACAAGCAGTGATTGATAAACATGAATGATGCGGTAGCTAGTATTTTTACTTGGATCAAAGATGACTATAAAACTTACCCTGTTCGTTTTGTCGTTGAAATTATGGCTTGGGCTATTTCAATCGCGTGTTCGATCACAATGGCGCTCACTGTACCCAATCCGCCTCTTATCTATCTTTATCCTATATGGATTTGTGGCTGCGCTATGTACGGTTGGGCTGCTTATACTCGTAAATCGTTTGGTATGATTGCAAATTATTTGTTGCTTGTCACTATTGACAGCATTGGTTTAATTAGAATGTTGGTAAATTAATATGAATGAAAATAAAACTTTTACAGTTATCGTTGAGGAAGATCCTGAGACAGGTGATCTAATTCTTCCCTTCCCCGAAGGTCTGTGTGATCAGCTGGGCTGGGAAATTGATGATACTCTCAACTGGGAACCCAATGATGATGGTTCGTTTACTCTGTCTAAGAAGGTAGAAACTCAATGGGTTCTCGTTGAATGCGTTAGTACGTTCCGCGACCGCTATATGGTCGAAGTTCCTATTGGTGTTGATGATTTCGGTAAAGATAAATCTACATGGGCATTGGATACCGTAACGATGGAAGAAGCCAAGACATTCAGTTCAGAGCATTTAGGTGAACAAATTGTGTCGCATCGTGTTGTTACTAAGGCAGAGGCACTGACCTTGTGTGACAAAGATAATGACTACACTACTTCTTGGGATGAAGAAACTAAGATCAAAAACTTCTTTACAACTTGGAAAGAACAAGGGCAATAAATGGCACAAGCAATTCAAATGACCCATACTAAAACTGGTATCGTCAAAGACGGATACATTGGTTTTAGCTATAGCTATTTCTTTCTAGGCATCTTTAGTCTAGGATGGATTGTACCGCTTTATCGTGGTAATCTCGTAATGTCATTGATTTGTCTAATCTTTCACATGTTCACATTACCACTGTGGATGCTTACTGCATTGATGTTCGGGTTGTTCTTTAACAAATTCTACACATTGCGACTTATCGAAGAAGGTTACCGATTCACTGACAGTGATGAGGAACTTGTCGCCCGAGCAAAAACAATTTTAGGAGTATCAAAATAATGGAAACTGGTAACTGGGTTAATACAGATGTTGCGATTACTGATGAGATGGAACCTAAACTGCACGAGTGGCTTAAGGGAATGCTAGCAATCGGTGAAGCAACTATTACTTTCACTAAAGTTGATGGCACGGAGCGAGTAATGAAATGCACATTGGAAGCAAGCAAGCTACCTGTAGTTGAATTGAAAGAAGGTGCAAAGCCCCGCAAACAATCTGATAGTACAAAGGCATTGCGTGTCTTTGACTTAGAAAAAAATGAGTGGCGCGCATTCACTATCAAAAATATCAAACGCATTGAATTCTCATTAGGAGAAAGTAATGATCCGGTATGATGAAACTACGTCAGTCAAATGTGTTGACAACAACCAAACTGTAACTGCTGAGGTACTTGACTTTAAACCTAATGTGCTACTCAGCATCAGCCTTGATCGGAGCATCAAATTGGTGTTGAAGTACAATGTTAAAAGTGACGAGTACCAGGGAGATTTGTATGGAAGAACTTTTATCAGCAAAGGTCCAAAAGGTAAACACTACACCACTGGTCGCCAAGGTTGACAATAAATACTCATTGTGTTATACTATGAGTTATGAAAAAGGTAATATCTTTCACTGTTGAACAGCCCAAACATCGGGCACATAGGGTGCTTTTCTGCGAGAACACCCCGTTCAAACCTAAGGTTGTCCAATCCAAAGTGCAGTACCGTCGTAAGAATAAGCACTGCAATCGCCCTGAGACCTAAAAGGTTGACATTAAATGGTTTCCGTGATACAATACATGTATTGAAACGATAAGGAACTGGAAATGAACTTCACGCTGATTACATCAAATGGTAAAGTTCTCACATTTTTCGTCAAAGCCGTAGCTGAAACGTATCAGCAAGCATACGGTGGTGTTATCGTCACAAACACAATTCTCACACAAAAGGAAATTCAAAATGTCTCTTAAACTCAAAGCTCTACTCATTCTGGCTGGATTCATGGCTGGTACAGTCGCCGCAGCAGGCCTAGTACATTACATTGCACACAATGTCTCTGTGGAGACAATTCAAACTGCATTTTCAGTCGGTATAATGAGTGTACTATTGTACACCGTGTATGGATTAATCCTTTCTAAGTTGGAACATGATAAAAAAATTGACGAAATCTCTGCAAATATCAACAAAATTACTTCCAAATAATGAGTAAGACTATTCCAGAAGATCACCGAGACCTTCTGGGTCGTACTGTGGCAGAGGGTGATGCAGTCGCATACACCCATCACAATAGCCTTTATGTGGGTAAGGTTATCAAAATCACACCCAAGCAAGTTCGTGTCGTTGATATGCTATCAAAATACCGTGATGATACTGGTTACCTAAAGTACACGTGTCAATGCGTACTGATCGGCGGCCCTGACCTAACAATGCACCTATTGAAGAACCTATAAAAAGGTTGACGGTAAATGGTTTCGGTGCTATAATAGAATCTTAGACAGTAAAGAACAGGAACTAAAATGCGTGAAAAACACAGTCCAACAATCAGTGCAGCATACATCAAGGACAAGAAGTGGTTCAAAAAGTATAGCGACTACGACAATCAACCGGTTGCTTGGTTTATCTATGACCCTGAAGGTTATGACCAGTGCGGCTACGATGAGGACGAGATTGACCGCGCAGGCAATACAGAGTCTGCCTACTACTATCTAGCGGATGATGGCACTGAAGGTGATTGCAACGACTTCTATGAGGAGATAGCAAATGAATGGACTTTTGATGGGGTGAAACCTGTTAAAAAAGGTTGACAATAAATCACTTTGGGTATATAATAGAATCTTAAACAGTCGAAACAAGGAATCAAAATGACTTTGCAAGAAATCAATCGTTCTATCATCGCAGGCACTTTCTCTAACGAAGACCTGAATTCAATCAATGATGCAATCAAATTTGCTCGTGGTCAAATCGCAACGAAAAACAAATTCACCCTAGTCAAGGGCTCACAAGTAAAATTCACTAGCTCACGCTCCGGTCAGACTGTGATTGGTTCAGTTGAAAAGGTGAATCGTAAATTCATTATCGTCAAGTCTGGTATGACCAACTGGCGTGTCCCTGCAAACATGTTGTCTGCTGCTTAATTTTTAAACTCTAGGAAAAATCATGGAAAAAGTTGTCGTTGTCGTTGGTGCAGTTGTTCTTGGTATCATGGGCATTCTGTTTCTCAGTTTCTTGCTGAGTTGGCCGGTGTACATGTTGTGGAACGGTTGCTTGGTCGGCGCCATCGCAGGAGTGGCCGAAGTGACTTGGTTGCAAGCATGGGGCTTGACCGTACTGAGTGGTTTCTTGTTTAAATCTACCGTGAGCAAATCAAAATGAGCCGAATGTCTGAACTCTACTACGATATTGAACTGATGCTGGAACAGGGCGATTCACCTGTCAAAATCGCTCAATATCTACAAGTGCCCATCAAATGGGTGTACGAAGTTTCCGAGTCTTCGGATGAAGAACTGAGTCCATTCAAAACTGTCAACTCTTAAGGTTCCTATGCTTATCCTCAATTTATTGTGCCTCATAGCCTGTGCCTACTTTGTAGCTATAGACAGAACTTGGAGTCTTGCATGGTGGATAAGCGGAATCGGAGTCATTTTCAACACCTTCGCAGTGCTTACCGTTCTAGCCTAAATTTGACATTAAATGGATATTCTGCTATAATACATACATAGACAGTAAAGAACAGGACATTGAAATGCGTACAGAACTCGGACAAGTGGCTCAAAGCAAATTCAACAATAAGTGGAGTATTACCCTAGTAAGTTACAAGGGTATTCCCGGACAAGAATATGTCTGCTCTGAGGTTGAAAGTGCTGCGGTTTTTGCTACAGAAGACGAAGCATACGCAGGCGGAACTCGTGCCCTTGATATTCTTGAAGAAACCGGTGTCTTCCCTAACATGTGTGAAGCATTTTAAAGGTTGACATTAAATGGTTTCGGTGATATAATAGAATCTTAAACAGTAAAGAACAGGACTATCAAATGGCTTACATGAATCAAGAACGCAAAGCAGAACGTGCCCCAGCTATCAAAGCAATTTTGAAAAAGTACAACGTCAAAGGTTCGCTTGCTGTGCGCAATCACATGACTTTGGTTTTGAACATCAAGAGTGGTTCTATTGATTTTATCGGCAACTTCAACGATACCGTTAGTGCTGATCCGTATCTCTCTGCACGAGGTTTCAATAAAGCGGAAAAGTCTCTGGACGTGAATCCTTATCACTATCAAAATCATTTCAGCGGTGACGCTAAAGCATTCATGCAAGAAGTTTTTGCAGTTATGAATGGTGGCAATCACGACCGCAGCGACATTCAAACCGACTACTTTGACGTGGGCTGGTACGTTGACGTGAACGTTGGTCAATGGAACAAACCTTACACAGTTGGTGCATAATATGAACAGTTATCGGGTCCGAGTTTTTATGAGTGAATCCTACTATCAGGATATGGTCCTTTCAGGTGATACTTGCTGGGTTGCAGAAGGTATGGGGCGAGGTATGAGCCCAATCGGTAAGGCAATCTTTTTGGGCGAAGCCTAATAAAAACGGCTTGACACAAAAAGTGTTTGGTGTTATAATTAATTTTTAAACTTCCTTAAAGGAAATGATATGACAACTAATGATGAGTACTATGCAGGTATGATTGAAGGTGTACTTGATGGTTTTGCTTTGCGAAAAACGCAAGAAATTCCAAGAACTAATGTATCTGCCGGCGCCAAAGCCCTAATGAGTGTAGTTGAAGGGACAGAAAATCCCAAAACTATCCCTGGACCTAAAATGACAGCCATAATGGGAAGTTGGGGCACACGTAACGATTATGTATTGGTTCCGGGAACGCACCCGAAACTTGTTCGCAACTAATAATGGGTAACACACTGCTTGACAATAATGCCAAACTGTGTTATCATTGTAACAGTGCTGATGATATCGGCACATTTTTAAACTTAGCTCTTATCTATAAGGAACACAATGGCTAATCAATCTTTCAAAGTCGCTGGTATCACTACACATGGTACTTCTACAAAAGTTCGCTTCACGGATGACCTCGTTCGTCGGGTGAAACAATTCTCTAAAGGTGGTGCATCACGCATTGACTTGATGGAGTTGCCTACTTCAATGACAAAACTTGAGGCACTTGCGTATCTGCAAGCACACGCTGATTTTCAATCCCCGTCCGATCAGGCTACGATCAATGATGCGATTGAGGACCGTTCTAAGGAAGCAAACAAAGGTATCGTCAAGGTCAAAGTGACTAAGGCAAAAGCAAAGCCTAGCATTGATGCAATCAAGGCACGTGCTAAGAAAGAATTGACCCCCGAACAAGTGCTTGCACAAGCATTGCACAACGTGGACCCAGCATAATGAAACTCTCTACTAAACTTGCAAAGTGCGGTGATAGCCTGACTGTCAACATGTACGACAACGGCTTCATGGTTGAAGTGTCCGGTCGTGACGATAAAGACGACTGGAAGACTGCAAAGGTCATGTGTACTACATTGGATGAAGTCTACGCAGTTATCAAAGACGCTACCGACATGCCCCGCGAATAAATGATCTTAACCACATTCCGTAAAGCGTTTGCTGAACGCCGAGAGTTCAATCCAGCTGACAAAAAAGATTTAGCTGAATTGAAATACTTTAAGGTAAATGGTAAATGGAAACAGGGTTGCCCCTTCTATTTGGAAGACCCCTACATTGAAGTGCCTGCAATGTGTGATCATAAATTTACAAATTACATGCTAATGAAAGTAAAATAAAAAAGCCCCGAAAGGGGCTTTTTATTTGGTTAGAATGTGTACCATTGCGTACTTGATGACGCACTAAATTCTACCCTACTGTTTGACGTTAGTACAAACGCAGCGTTTGCAGCCAATGAATTAATTGTGCCACCTGCAGCAGGAAAAACGTTTACACTGTTTGCACTGGTGTTTACTATTTTGATTGAAACACCTGTAGTTGGAGTAGGCAGTACTGCACTATTAGCTCCGTTGATTGAGGCAGTAATAACATTCAACTGTTTGGTCAATGCAACTGCCGCTGATTGAGTTGCTCCTGTACTTGATACTGATGCAGCTACTGATTGTGACACTAGATTGGCTACTAGAGTATCAGTAGTAACTGATCCAATCACTGAAACATTGCCACCAACGTTTAAGTTCTCACCGATACCTACGCCACCCGCAACCCTTAATGCGCCGGTTGTAGAATTAGTTGATGTGGTCAAAGTGTCCACTTGTACATTTCCTGCTGCAACTTGTATCGCATACGGATTTGTGAGTGTGATATTGCCACCTGCGATCGGTGCGCCTGCAACATAGAATGATGCAGCTTTTGTCACCGTGACAGTATAATTTGCAGCAGCAATTGTTGGTCTAGCAATAGTATGAATATGTGCATTTGCTACATTGCCTGATGCAAGAGTTGAATTATCAGTATATGTCGCACCTGTTGCAATAAAGCCTATACCAGTTGTTCCCCATGCACTAGTTATCTTAGCACCTGAAGTTGTCACCGTTACACCCTGTACGGTACGGGTTGTAATGAGATTACCACCAGTGATGTTACCAGTAGCAACAACTTGTCCGGCAGTGGTCAAATTACCACCAATTACGTTACCTGTTACATTGGCAACTCCTGCTGTAACTAAATTGCCTGCGTTTACATTACCCGTTACATTCGCAGTAGTGTTACTAAGAATCTTTGCTGCGACTAGATTGCCGACTAACGTAATATCATTAGGAATCTCTACTGTGATAGTTCCTGATTGGGTGATTGGACTGTTTAATACAGTCAACGTATTACTCGCTACATCAACACGAGTTACTGTGCCAGCCGCTTTCAGTGTAGATGAGATAGTAATTTCACCAGTGATTCCACTTAGCTCAATACCAGTACCAGCTGTAAGACGAGTCACACCTGTATTGGTAATTACAATTGTTCCGTTACCGATAATAGGACTACCGGTAACTGCGATTCCATTGCCGAACGCTTGCATTGCTACACTAGTTACTGTACCGGCTGATGCAGTGTTTGTGATGCTAGTGATTCTACCGTATGCGTCTACGGTCATTGTGGGTGCAATATATTGACCCGGACTAAATTGTAGTCCTTGTTCTATCATAGGCAATTCAATACCAATGATACCTGCACTGATAACTGGACTATTTGAGACAGTGAGTGTGCTTGATGTTACGCCAACGCTAGTAACACCTGTATTTCCGTTACCCGATGCAGAGATAGTAACGTTACCGGCTGTGTTCGATACAGTAACGCCTGTTCCTGCAAGTACATTTAGTACTCCTGTATTGGTAATAGTAACTGTATTTCCGGATTTTTCAGTAAGTATGCCATTACCTGCTGTAAAATTTTGATAAGGACTAGCTGTTGAAAATAGTGTAGTGAAGTTTTCTTCTGTTTTGGTAAATGCAGAAAATAGACTATCTGCGCCTGTTGCTTGATTTTCTACCCCTACTTGTATGTGTTGTTGTCCTGAAATAGCCATATATTCATCCTTATTTAGTATTTATCTCAAACACTAAATGAGCTACCGCAGCCGCACGTTGATTGTGCTTGGGGATTCTTTATCTTGAAACTAGCACCCATTAGTTCTTCTACGTAGTCAACCTCAGCACCCTCTAGATATTGTGCGCTCATACTGTCAACTAATACACTACTATTACCGGCCGGAATCTGCCAGTCATCTTCATTTATTTCTTCATCTAGGGTAAAGCCGTAACTAAATCCACTGCAACCGCCACCTTGTACAAACATACGTAGGTGTATTGCTGGATTATTTTCTTCCGCTAGGATATCTGCAATTTTATTGCGGGCAGAGTCTGATATTGTGATGTTCATACAGTATTTAGTGTGTATGAACGTGGCTAACGATTATCGGCGACGTGTAATACGACCCTTGCTCAAGTCATATGGACTGAACTCAATCTCAACTACATCACCTAGCAATATTTTGATTGCATGTTGACGCATTTTACCTGATATATACCCGGTCACCGTAGGACCTGAGGTTAATACTACTCTAAAAACAGCATTGGGCAACACATCAGTTACCGTACCGTCCATTCTAACACCTTCTTCTTTTGCCATACTATTTGCCTTAAGCTCCTTATTTAAATACTCGGGCTTGCAACTTTGCCCACATGAATTTCTTCATTTCTTCTTCATCTTTGGTTACATACTGATATATGCCAGTAGTACGCTCTTTGATAATCTTTACACCACCACGTGGACCTTGACGCCAAACTTTGTCGCTAACTGTGGTAAGTCTATTGAATCTCAATAAAGAACGAGGCCCGTCAGTTGTGAATGAATAGGTGCCAGGCCTAATATCAGCACGGTCAAGTGTGACCTCACAGTAATATGTAAAATCAGCCACGGCGCATCCTTGCGATATCAATTGCATCTTGGTCACAGAATACTGGAACTGCATTGCTCTTATGCAGTTGACCGATACCTAGCATTTTTGTACCTGTGTATTTAGGAGATTCTTTGTACGTGCCAGCACCTGCTTCACCTGTATTAAGAGAAGGGAAGTGCTTAGTTGTTCGTTGAGTAGGCGTAGTAATACTATACTGCAATGGAGCAGCTTTGAGCGCACGATTACGCTTCTTTTCTTCTTGCTCTACGCCCCATTTATTTTGCAAGTCTTTCCAAGAGGCATCAAGTTCGCGGGCACGTTGGGCCTCAACAGCATTCTTGAATTTAGTTTTACCCTTGCGCTTACCACCCATAGTTAGTGAAGGGTGCATCAGATGCATAGTCATGGCTTAGCTTTAGTCATAGTTGATATGAGTCTATTATACACGGATCTGATTAAAAGTCAAGCATTATCGCTTTAATATTGCCCACATTGCTTCTTTTTCAATGATTTCTTTTTCCAATGCTACGTAAGCCTCACGTAAGCCTCGTAGATTTTCCCATTTTTCTTCTAGCTTTTCGTTTGGGTGAAGGATAGCTAGTCGTGATTCTATGTTTTCTAGTAATTCGGACAACTTCTTACCCTTAATAGTAATTTCACCGTCAAAGTTTGCATCACCTTTTACCTCTAATGACTGGCCAGCGAGATTAGTGCTACCGGTAATAGAACTGAGATTAGACCAATTTATGCTATTAGTACCAGTTGTACCAGTTGCACCAACGGTGAGGTATGTGCCATTACTAATAGAGGTAGTGTATACCGGAACGGATGCCATAGTATTGTTAATTGTATAAGTCATTCTTTAATTGCTTTCGTCAGTACAAACTGACCTTCATCATCTAACCCAAACTGAATATCATCGCCAGTTTTCCATCCTAGCTTTTTCAGCAAGTGAGGGGGAATGGGTAATAGTATGTCTCCGGTTATATCATCTTTCTGAGTGATGACCTCATAGCTGTCAATATGACCTTCGGGTAATTCATTGCTCATGTTATTGTTGTCCTAGATAGGGAGCGTAAATCTTTTCCAATTGCTGGATAGTGTTTTGTGTGGTCTCATCAATGTGCTTCACGGCAATGCCACCATGTTCAGACCATGCATTTAGGTACTTGTCATAGTCATCAACTAGCACATTGGGTTGACCACCTGCGGTTGCATACTTGTATTTGGCGCTAGTGAAGATTGCGTCTTTACTTGTGCCTGGATTGTGTGCATCTAACCACTCTCGCTTGCCCTGCTTACTTGCTTCGGGTTCAATTCTGATAGGAGCGCTCAGTACAGTATATGGGATGTTGTTCTTCTGTAGCCATTCTACTATAGCATTGCCACCGTGTAATGGTTTCAAATCACGGAAGAATTTGTACACTTGTTCTGGTCCTGCACTAGCCAATTTTACAATTGACGCTTCGTGGTCAGTGATGTGCTTATAGTGGTGCACATTCTCGTAGTCTGCCCATGCTTGAAAAAAGTCGGCTTGTACTCCATCCATATCCAGGTATAGATGGGGCATCTTGTCTGTAGCTGATTCCATAATGTCTCGTATCCTCATTAAAATATTTATCTTATTATAGCAGTATATTTTAATAAATACAAGACATTAGGAGAAACCATGGCAACCACTTTCATTTTAGATCAGTTGAACAAATTACGGGAATTTGACATTGAAGTAGATATTCCCGAAGGATGCCATCTTCCAGGCATCATTCCGTTCAACGCTACTATCAATGAGAACAGGGGTAAATTTAAAGTCTTTGCTACTAGTTTTACCGAAGCGGAACAAAAAATTCAAGACTACATAGCAAAAAACACTGTCTAGCTATCTAGCGACATATATCTTTTGATCTAAGTCAACTAAATATGTATATAACTATACATATCGGAGCAACTAATGATAAGAGGTATATTAAGTACCCTATTGCTCAGTTCAATTACCACTACAGTAGTCCCCGGGACTATACTAGCAGAAATGCTAAGAGATCGTCCTCAGTGCTTACGTTGGGCTTGGAGTGGGGACGTATACAATCGTACAGTATGGTGTTTAGAGTGGTCTAAGCCTGATACTACTAAGAAGGATCAAAAGAAAAATGCTTGATCCTATCACCATTGGTTTGGCTTTTACAGCAGCACAATCCGCAGTCAGTCACATCAAGCAAGCCATTGCTCTAGGTAAGGATATCAATAGCCTTGCTGGCCAGTTTAACACCTTCTTTGATTCGGCTGATAGTGTGCATCGTGCTAGAACCGAAGCAAAAGTAAAGGCAGCATTGCTCGGAAAGACTGATGCTGAGTTGGGTAAAGAGGCATTACAGATAGCAATGCACAGTAACTCATTGCGTGAAGCCGAACGAGAGTTGAAAGATATGATTATTTGGCAACTGGGTAAGCCGCAAATATGGGAGGATATGATTAAAGAACGTAACCGACTATTCAAGGAAAGAGCACAGGCCAGACGTGAAGAAGAAGAAAGACAACTAGAACATAAGAAAAAAATGGCAAATCAATTTATGATTGCTATGTATTTTATAGGATTTTCTATTGTTGCATTTTGTACTATTATGGCAGGTGTCGGAATATACGGTGCGATAGAAGATAAAAGAATATATGAAGAAAAAGTAGAAGCACGTAGACAATCAGTATACAGGCAACACCAAGCTAGGCTAGCTGAGGATAAGAAAGCATTAGCAGACTATGCTAAAAATTAATATTAAATAAATATACAATAGGAGAAACATTATGGCAGAAGAAAAGAAACCCCTTTCACGTAGCGAACGTGAAGCACAGATCAAAGATAAGGCTGGATTAGTCATTGTCTTTATGGCATTGTTCTTGGCGGGCAATACTTATTTGTCTAACAACTTTAGTGGTGTGGCACAAACCAACTTGCTCAAAGCGAGTAACACCTATGGGTTTTATCAGTCAAAGAGTATCAAGCAAACTATTGCTGAAGGGCAATTAGAAGATGCTAAGAAAGAAAAAGACAAAGTTCGTATTGAAAAACTACAAGCTAAGATTGACCGCTATGAAAGCGATCCTAAGTCTGGCGAAGGTAAGAAAGAATTATTAGCAAAGGCACAGGCACAAGAAGCAGCACGTGATGAAGCAAGATTACACAGCCCTTGGCTAACTTTCTCGGGTATGCTATTTCAATTAGCAATCGTATTGTTATCGGCAAGTATTTTAGCAGTTAACAATAAAATGTATACTGGTAGCATTGCGGTTGGTGCATTAGGATTAATTCTAATGGCGCAAGGTTACTGGTTATGGTTATAACCAGTGAGGTACTATTTATATGAAGAAACTATGGGAGAAAATCTGCCAAATTTCTAAATGGGTAATAGAAGCAATACCACTAAGGACTTTGTGGCAAATATGGGCACTAGCTAATTTAGTGATCATATTTGTATTAGTTGTTGAATCAATTTTTCTATCGGGATCAACTGATAATATAAGCCGGGCTTTGCTAGGATTGTACTTAGGTGAGCCGCAGTGTAGATCAATTAGATAATCATTGCCCAAGCAATAAACAGATAGACAAGTTGATGCGCCATCTGGTCTAATCCAAGATGATTCCAAAAAGCAGGGGTAGAAATATCCCTGTTTCCATAATTCATTTTTGTCCAATCAATATGATAGTGCAATACGAAATCTAAGAATCCAAGAATTGCAGCGAATGCAATATACGGTGTACCAACTGCTAGTACGATAGCTATCATAGTGCCGATACCTTGCTTTGCACTATGATTAACACCCTCACGATCTCCGTAGATGCCTTTGCTAACAACTTCGTTCATTGATTGATTTACGAAATCAATGTACCAATGTTTGATTTGAAGAAGAATAAGTAAGATAAAAATTGAGGTAGTCATATTATTTCCTGATGGGTACGTAGTCAACGTATGGTTTGGGTGAGTAATCTTTAGTGATATTGGTTCTAATTTCATCACCGTACTTTAACGTGATGTAACTAAAAATCTTCTCGGCATCTTTCTTGTACAGGCTGATACCAATCTGTAAATAATGTGTCCATCGAGTTTTTTCAGTCACAAACTTTTTAAGGGCTATGTCTTTTAGAATGTCATCAAAGTTATTGCTCTCGCGGTAGAAGGTATAGTATTTCATGTTTTCCAAAGTATAAAATTAACGTAGTCTGTTTCTTCATCAAAGTAGAATCGATACATTCCCGCATCTCTACCTGCTGACTCTATTATATCATAGCTCCAGTTATTTGCACAGTAGTCACTTGCCCATTTGATAACAGGGCCAAGTTGTCCAAACCCTATTTCAACGTCAATCTTGAACAGGGCATTGGGTAACACTTACACCACTCTTTTCTAAGAATTTTACTCCCGCCACGTCCCGATAACTATTGCGATAGAATACGCTAGATATACCAGATTGGTAAATGAGCTTGGCACAATCAAGACAAGGAGCATGAGTAATAAAAACACTAGCATCACAGCCGCTTTGGCTCGATTTGGCCAGCTTCGCAATCGCATTGGATTCAGCATGTAACACCTCTGGTTTAGTTTTTAAACGATAACGTCTGGCATAACCTAAATCGGGGTCTAGGTCATCTTCAACAAAGGGCCAGCTTTCGTAAATCTCTTCTGGACTTAGCCAACCACCAGCATCTCTGCTCATGTATTCAACGTTCTCACAATTGTTATCCCAACCTGCAGGCATACCATTGTAACCATAGCTGATAACTGAGTCATCTTTTACAATGACTGCTCCCACTTGCAGGCGTTTAGCGTGGCTTAACTTTGCAGTGCGATCTGCCCAGTCCATATATAAGTCAATATATTTTTGTTTCATTTAACGTAACCGCAGTATTCAATATGCTTCATGGCATCTTCTTGTTCTCTAAACATACTTAGTACTCTATCACTGCACTGGAATCTTTTTCTAAAGGCTCTACCAAAATTGTCACCTCTCAGCTTATCAAAGATATATTCTTTGCAGAATACTTCATAGTCTTTTTTACTGATCGGAATGAACTCAGTGTCTTTAAATGCATCACTAGCTATAGTAGAAACTATAGGGCCCCATGGATCCATATTAGTCCCAGAGACTTCTGTAGTATTTGCCGAACAATTCAAGACCTTCTTGGATTCGTTCTTCATGCTTTTGATGCCCAACGTAATCGTACCAGTGTTCACTGGGATTCTTGTCAACCATTTGATAAGTAGGTTCAATTTTACCAGTGATAGGATTAGGATACGTCTTATCAGACTTTACCCAATCAAATTTTGCATCTCCGTGATGATATTGACTATCATAATCTTTGTAAGCAATTTGCTGAAAGCTCCAGATTATTTTGTCTAATACTTCATCCCATCTTTTACATGCGAGTTCCCATGATTCATTGTGGGTATCTTTGTAGAAATCAAAACAACTTTGATCAGTCCAATCTTCTCCACCAACATCATTCACTAACTCACTAGGAACACCGTGTTTTGATTCTTTCAACTGAATCAACATTGGATAGATAATCTTAGCAAGAGTACTATCCATATTCCAAGTATCCCAGTTGTCGATATGTATATCAACTTTCTGATTTCCATTTTTAGGAAACTTACCTATGTTGATTTTCATTTTGTTTCCTTTACTTCACCGTCCATAAAGATAACAATCTTGTCGTCATGCATCACGGATGCAAACTGAATGTTATTGTGCTCTTTGCATCGGGAAGCTAGTTCAGCTAGGGTTTTACCTTGGCAAATAAACATGTCTTGGTCATCGTACAATAGAATGGAGTCGGGTGTTGCAGTAGTTTTTAGCTTAAACACTTCTACTACGTCAGTGGTATCTTCTTCTGATTGTGCAATACTCAACATTACATATTGGATTCTTTTAGCTAGATATACCTCACCCAGAAAGAATCCAATAGCGAACACTACGACAAATTCAAGAAATTCTACATACATCATTTGTTGATAGTCAAATTAGACCACACCTTTAGTTTTTCAAATTTATTCTTCTTAGCCAATGCTAGACCTTCGGTAGTCACCCCGATATCTAAGTCAGTTAGCAATTCAACCATTGCCAAAAAGTCACCAATTTCTTCTTCAAGCATACCGATGTTGGACACTTCCTTGTTTGGCTTGATTTGATCGGGACCAAAACGCATACACTTGCTCACCGCTTGAATGACCTCTGCACCTTCTTCTTGCAGGATCAACATGATTTCTCTTGTTTGGTCGTTCATTTTCGTTTTATCGAGTTCAACACAGTAACTAAATCTTCAAGCGGTTCTGATACTTCCCAAGTACCATGAGGTGGACAGAATACATAAGTGATGCGCTCTGTTACTCCATTCTCCCGGGTGACTAGTGCGTCATGCACCGTAGCAATTAGATTTGCATTAATTGCTATGCTATTTCCCTTATGGGCTTCGGTTGCGTTTGTTAATGTTACGTACATATTATTCTTTCTTTTTGCTTGCAGCTTTTACTACATATTTTTGATGATAGTTTTTCCATCCACTTAGATAATCTGTCCACTTGATCCAGCGATGCAGACCTTTCTTAGTTTGTACTAGAAAGCCCCATTCACGTTGTTGACGACCCATGAAGAACAATGTAGTAGCAGGTCCTACACTTTCATCTAGTTCAAGCCAGTGAAACTCATTTGCACTACGCTTGATGATAGAGCCCGGACCACGCCATGTTTGAAACTCTGCTAATTTTCTACCATCGTTGGCAAAGATAGGAGTGTGTTCCCAGTAACCACCTTTAAGGATAATCGTCATGTAGCCCCACGGGTGATCATGCATGATTTGGTCATCACTGCGAACAATTTTGTGCAGTGTGACGTTGAAGGGGAACCAACTACGGTCCTTCAGGAACAGATAGTACCGATGTAGATAGTCTTCACCTGTCGCACGATCTGGAATCAATCGATATCGACCTAGTTTGTTCATAATGTTGTGAAAGAAACTCATAATACTCCTAGTCAATATCTAAAAATTTGTAATGGGCTTTAGGTGCCCATTGAACCTTATAGCAAATTAAGCCTTTGCAAGTGCTTTGTAACCAGCAGCGACAACTTCGCGGCTAGGGGTACCCAAACGATACTTAGTGTAAGTATCACCTAGTTTGTTGGTACGCTTATTAGCATAAATTGCCAAACCGACACGCAAGCGCAAGTCGCTTACAGTTGCAGTTGGATTAGCAAAACCAAAACGTTGGGTAATTTGCTTTGCAGTTAGTTCCTGCCCTTTTGTAAATGCCTCAACAAGGCGTTCGCTTTTAGTAGTCATAGTCATCATAAATTTCCTTTAATGTTTCGCTGTTCGTCACAGCGTGATACTATTGTAACAGAACTTGATGTCCTGTACAATAGTATTCGGTGAACAAAGTAAACTTAGATGTCCAGAAACTTCAACTCAAAAATATCGGCATGTTCGTCATGACCTGCATAGCCTCGAGGGTTGCAAACCACACGAGTTTCACCAACTACATAGTCAAACGGATCATGAGTGTGACCATGAGTCCACAATTTGATCTGAGGACGATCCATGATGAACTCGCTAAGGTCCGAGCGGTAACCACCGTTCATAAGGTCCTGACCGACATAGCGTTCATGCGTACTCAGAGTAGTAGGAGCGTGGTGCCCAACAACTACAAACTTTTCATCATGCATACCTTCAACAATGTTTTTGATATAACTGAGACTATTCCTATGACGACTAACCGTATGAGCAGGACGTAGTTTAGTATATCCAGCTTCATCGTTACGGATGATGCGGAAGTCGTTCATCATGTCAGTCAAGGCATGAAGTGTCAATGGATCACCTTTGTTACAGTCGGTCCACAATGTACAACCAATGAACGTATGCTCACCGATAGTCTTGATATCGTTTTCCAAAAAGTAAACGTTAGGTAATTGACCGCATTGAAAGCGCAGGTCATCAATAGAACCCTTCCACTTACCGTGATAGAATTCGTGATTGCCTGCAACATAGATAACATGCGGGAACTCAAAACTGCAACGCTTTAGGAAGTCACGGAATCGTACACTCATTAACATTTTGTGACCAAAGTCACGCATACCACCTGATGTGTATGGATCGGGTGCAGGATGGTCATGCAAATAGTCAGCGACCATAATGTCACCTGACAGAATAAGGACCTCTGCACCCTCTGTGTTCTTGAGGTTGATATCTTGAAACTCTAAGTGCAGGTCACTGCATAATGCTATTTTCATTTTGTTAACAATTCTATTAATTTCTTTTGGGTGATCACCTCGTGAACACCTTTAACTTCTTTTACTACCATTTCAATCTCAACGATTTCCCAATCTGATATTTTGTGACTCTGATGTTGGTTTGACATAACACCTGTCAGGAATGTACGCAATTTACCAATCTTTTGAAAAACTCTTCCCATATTGTCATAGTGATTATAAGTTGGAGTACCACTCACAAACATCGCTGGGTTGTCTTTACTTCTAATCTTGTAATAAATCATGCTATCGCTACCAAATGCTTGCAAGCACCCCGAAACATATATCCGGGGCATGTACATGTTTTTGCTTCTGTATCAATAGAGTAGACTGCACCTTTGCTACCGGACACTTTGATAACTGTATCTTTTTCTTTGATCACCTTGAAGGGATTAACTTTGACAGCTACAAACTTGCGACCACGCTTGTCAATTGTGATCGGGTTTTTAAAGTAGAAAGGAACTGTATCACCTCGCTTGACGTATGCAACCATCTTGCTACCATCAAACAAGTAAGTATGATTGCCTAGAACACTTTTGTCTGACCATTCAGTCGTTTCTACTACTGCTTCCATTATGCTTCAACTCCAAAATGTTCTCGAATCTGTTCATCAACAAATTCAGCATCACCATAAGTTGATATATTCATCACATGGTGCTTGGCAATGTCAGCACATTCCTTAACAATCAACTCGGCGAACTTTTCTTTATCAAAATTTTGCCACTGCCAAAGTTTGTCCAGGGTAGAAAACTGCTTATCATCGAGCCATCCAGCCTGTTCAGCAAGTTCTCGGATTCGTTCGTTCATACCTTTGCCACCTGTTCTGGAAATTTCAAACATTCATCTGCCGAATATGACCAACACTTATCGGTCAATTGGATCTTTACTTTCTTTGGGGTGAACCCAATGATGACGCCCATTGACAGTGAATCTGTATAACCATTTTGGGGTATTAATACAATATTATCACCCACTGTTAACAATTTGCCAGTTACATCGTTCATTTTTCAATCCTTACGCAACGCATTCTAACGGAGCCTGTTTTGCCTTGTGCGTCTTGGTCAAACGCAACAATAGCAGCTTCACATTTTTGCTGAGTAGAAAACTCCATAGTGGGCACAACGGTATGGACAAAGTGACCGTTAGAAACTAATGCGATTAATACCCAAACTGTGTTCATTCTTCAACTCCATACTTAGCAAGTTCTTCAAAGGTGTCGATAGTGCCGTCTTCAATCAATGCAATGAGACAATCAAACTCGTCACGCTCACTGGAGTCATACACTTCGTCTTCCTTGAGATATGCAAGGGCTAGTAGCTGTTCCGTAATACTATTGTTCATTATGCAGCCGCCATTTCTTTAGCAAGAGCCTCGCTCAACACGGTCCACTCTGCACCTTCACTCACGAACCAGACACCGTCTTTCATCACGTAGAAATATTCAGCGTCAATGCCCTCAAACAACTCTTGGTCATTGAAAAATGTTTTGAACTCGATACCAGTCTCACCGCGATCACGACCATAGAAACGACATTGTTTAGCAATGTTGTCACCTTCGTAAACCATGCGGTCGTTGAAGTCAATTTTCTCGCCGATTTCTTTGCCCAACACGCTCATGTCACCCATTGCAACCAAGAAGTTAGCCTTGGACGAATCATAGTTAGCAAGCAGGACCTTGCCATTGTAGCTCAAGTAGCCGTCAGAATGACAGTAAATTGCTTTACACACATCACCATGCATCACACCAATTGCTGAACGAGTAGACATTTTGATTTCCTTTTGACTGTTTAAGATTCTATTATATCACCAAAACCATTTAATGTCAAGCCATAGTCAACTGAATTGCCAAATCTTCCCAAGTTCCAGCGATACCGCATGCACATTGGTCAGCGATTCCATCTCCGGAGCGGGTGAATTCTAGTGCATCAAGCGCCTTTTGAGTAGCAGCATTGCACTTGTAAAAGTCACCGACATTATTGCGAATCTGTTTAGCGGTAGAATAGAAACATGCTGGACCAACGATAACACGAAACTTCTGGGTCTGTTTGAAACGCTTGATAACTAACATTTTGAGTCCTTTTCTTTACTGTCTAAGATTCTATTATATACCCAAAACCATTTAATGTCAAGCGATTTCTGCGAGGATCCGATTGTAAACATCGGCCTTTGCCATGTAGTATTCGTAATCACGTTCGCCGGGACGAAAGTTTTTCCATTGATTCTGACCTGCATAGGACAGGATATCTTGTTCCAAAGTACCATCAGAATAGTTGGAGATGAAACCGTACATGTCATAGTGTGCAATGAAACCACTGCACAGATACAAAAAGTTGTAACCAGTCTTGTTCAGGTTATCAATGTTTTTCACTGCCTTGACCACGTTATTGACAATGAGAGTTTTTTGACGTTCTGTGAGTGCTTGCATTTTCGTGTCCTTTAATTAACTGTCTATGTATGTATTATATACCCAAAACCATTTAATGTCAAGCCTTGAGAATGTCAGTGATCCGTTTGTGGATCATGTCCATTTCACTTTGTTCCAGATAGAAGTCGGTAGTAGGATCGTAGTACTGACCTTCTTTGTTGTCATAATACAACACTCGTCCCGAGAAGTTGAACGGGCCCTCAAGACCTTTGCGAGGACCGTACTTTGTACGCATCATGTCCATTGTGTCTTTGTCTGCAACGATCTTGTAACCCATCTTGAACTCCTCTTGACTGTTTAAGATTCTATTATATCACCAAACCCATTTAACGTCAAATATTGGTTACCTTCATTTTTGCTTTGGTATAGAAGATGTGCTGACCAATCTGTTGTATTTTTGCAACAGGATCACGCCACTTTGGACTGACGTATTCAGCATGGTAGAACATTGCGTCCTTAAGAGGTGTAACCCGATCTCCGTGCAATACTCGGTGAGCGACCCATTGACTATCAGCCCACGCCGTGCCACTAGGTTTCTCTAACTTCTTTTTCAATGTCCAGGAAAACTGACTTTTTGCATGGACTACGCTGCAAACGCTGTTACCCCATTTACCGGATTTCAATCGGTTGAGTGTAACTTGTGCGACTGCATATTTGCCTTTTTCACTTTCAATGCCAGCTTCGTAGTAAACATTTTTAGCTAAACAATCTTGGTCTTTTTCAGTGAATGCAACCTGCTCATTCGTTTGAGTAATGAATGCTTGTTTAATTTCAGCTACATCCTGTGAAATTGTTGCCAGTTGATATTGTTGAACTCCAAGTACCGCGACCAGTGCAGTACAAGTGACGCCGATTAGGACTTTGCTCATTAACCATCTCCAGTGTGTCTGTGTAAAGATACATTATACACCCAAATTGATTAAATGTCAACCAAAAAAAAGAGTACCGAAGTACTCTTTCCTATATGCTACCGATCAGAATGCATCCATGTAGCTGTAAGTCTTTTCTTTGACTTTGGTCAAAGTCACTGATTCACCTTCTTTGTTCATGAAGATGAATGTACCAGATTGTGGATCAATCTTTTGCAAGTCAGCTGGAACAAAGTGTGCTTCTTCCCAATCGTAGTTATTATCAGCATCATCCTCGTCATCAGTGGGGTCAGGTGGAAGCATACGCTTGTAGCCGATTTCAATTTCAGCTTGCAAAGGATTACCTTTCCATTCTTTGTTATTGAGCTTGTCGGGTTCAACTGGCACACCCTTGATTGTCAACGACACATTGTATTTGTTACCACTGTCAAACTCTGGCTTGACGTTAAGCATACGCAATGCAGCTTCTGGAGGTTCGTTGTAACGATTCATTTCTTCAACCAATGCCTTAAGCATATCAAAGTTGAATTGGCTGAACAAACTTGTGATAGCACAGATACGTTCAATATGGCTCTTGTCGTTCAAGTTGTCATTACAGTATTCAATGATGAAATCCTGTGTCAAACCCTTGTAGTCCAGCATGTAGAAAATACGACCAGGACGATTACGCATGTGACTGTCAACCCGCCATTTGTCGTTACATGTAATCACAAACAATTTCTTGCTTGGGAACACACCATCCAACAATGTCAACATTGCTTCTTGGTCATCAGAACTGTAGACTTTTTCAAACTCGTCAAACAACACCATACAAGGTTGCTCAATAGATTGAATAAGTTGATTGAACTTATCACCAGTCCACGGCTGATTGATAACAATAGTTGGGATACCCATCGTAGCAGTTTGGATACTCAATGCTTTGGCAAGCAAACTTTTACCAGAACCTTTTTCACCAGTCAGCATTACGCCAGTGCTAGCTGCACGTGACATGAAGGTACTGATGATACGGTCAGTGTTACTGTCCAGATCGCCGTAACGCTTGCCCTTAATCTCAAAGGACTCAATCTGTTCTAGGAACAGATTACCCATCATATCTGCTTTGATGGTGTAATTGCCGGCGGGCAAATAGTCATGCAAGTCCATTGCCTCTTTTGAAGACACTCGGAACGTGTTACCAGATTTCAGAAAATAGCTCATTTTAAATTCTCTATTGTGTGTTAATGTGTGTACAGTATACTATAAAAATGAGGGCTTGTCAAGGCCCTCATTGTTTTATTTACGAGCGTTTGCCCGAACTTCTTCAAAGGTGATTTCTTTTACAAGAGCACCATCACGGTAGACTTCTTCAAGAACCTCAGTCCAAACCGTACCTTTATCAGTCCATCCCATTGGCATAGTAACCGATGATTGATATTCGCCACCTGATTCCCAAAGTGTAACACGACCACGCTTGCTACGCTTGCCACTGTCAGTGACGGGGTCTTTGTACACATCGCGCCAGGTAAGTTTCCATCCTGACCCTTGATCACCGTCTTCTACCCATTCACGAATACCAACTGCACTGCACTTCATTGCCCACTGCATTGTGTCACGGTTTACTTGTTGCAGCAATGCACCACCTTGACCGAACGCCACGTTGTCTGCTGAGAACCCTGCGATTTCCATACAGAACAAAATGCTGTGGATGCTAGCGTGATTGATACCATCACCCTGAAGGATACGCACTGCTGGGTTTAGTACACGGTAGCCTTTAGCATTAGTAGTAGAACCAAAATGTTTTTCAAGAATGTACAAACACTTTACAACCACATCACTGGGGTTACCCGAGTCTGGGCGGACGACCAAAGTTGCGCCACTGTCAAGGACGTCTTGTTTGAGTACGGTGCCCCAGAGTTCGCAGGCTTGGTAAATGTCGTAGCTGTCCGAGACTGCTGCAAAGATGCCACCTTGCTTGGCATTTTGTTTGACCATGTTGCGGTATGCGTCAACTTCATTTTCTTTTCCCCATGATGTTACTGTAGAGTGCTCCATAGCTGGGATACTAAATCCAGCGATATCAGCATTGTAATACTCCCGAGCAACAAGTAAAGCGGATACAGTGTCCGACCCCATAAAATTAATGAGGTGGGCTGCTCCGCCGAGTCCCGCTGACTCCATAGAAGAAACACCGCGAGAGCCAAAGTCATGCAACTTAAAATCGATAAGAGTAGGGTCACCTGTTTTCTCCAATGCAGCAAGGATAATTTTTTTAGATTCGTAGCTATTAGTTGCTACAGTAGTAGGATACCAAATTGCGCGGAGCAATGCAGTTTCTAGGAAACTTGTAAGCCAGAAGCATTTTGGATCGGTGTTTTCGATAGTAGCCAACACATTTTTTGTGGGGATGATAAGTCCCTCTGGGGCGCTCTTGATAACGACGGGGAGTCGTCCACCATGGGCTTCCAAGATATAGTCCCAACCCGCTCGATTGAACGGTTCGCCGTGCGCTGTGATAATGGCTTCTGCAACATCAATGTCTTCCTTTGTAATTGGGGTGGTGAGATACTCTTTAATAAATGCTTGCAGTCCAAAATAGACTGTATCGTTCCATTGTCCGCCGCGCGATTCAATGTAAGAGTAAACATACTCAGTACCTGCTGGATACTGGTTGAATTGACTGTATTTGTAGCTATCCGAATTGAGGATAATGTTTTTTGCGAGTTTCATAATAAAGTTCCTTTATTTTCTAAATTGCCTAGAGTCTATCTCTAGGACTTAATAACAGTATAACATAAAACCATTTTTATGTCAACCTTTTACAACCACTTTAGGGCAAATATCATTGCGTCCTTGTGTTTAGTAAATCTAAAGTTAGCAGCTTGAAAACTTTCTTGTTGTTTCCAACCTGCTTGTGCATTCTTATTGCACCAAACTTTCAGTGTGTATAGATGATCATCCCATTCAAAATATCGCATGTTGTTAGGTTGTTTCAACACGATTGTATGTGGATGATTTCGTTCTGATTGCCGACGTTGCTTGCTGTTCATGCAAATTCTACTAGGGTAACGGAGCCACCTTTGGCAGCAACACCGTATGCAAATGCTTCAATCATACTAATGATAGCATCCTTATCACCACCTGCAAGTCCCATGCCAATGTAGGGTAAGCCGATTCGCTTGTCACCATACACATGAATGAGTTTTAGCAAAATCAATTCAAATGCCACATACTCAAAAACATCTGTACCTTGACTCATATTGTATTGAGTGTAGGCGTTGATGATAGTGAATTTACCAGAATCAAACTCTGTCCAATTGCCTAACTTCATATGTTCGCCACGTTCGGTTAGTCGGTCAATTTCTTGACACATGGGATAGCGTTCTGCAATCTCTCGGGCAATGCCGCCGCCCATTGTGTTAAAGCAGTTACAGCCCTGCACAATAATATCAAACTCACCTGCTTCTGCTAGGTCAAGTAGGTTACCTTTTGTATGTTTTAGTTTATCGATATTCATTGGAAAGTCAATTGGGTTATCTGTGTTTGTATAGTGTGGAAATATAATTCCGGCTTCTGCCGCCATTTTTAGTTTGTCTGCTACTGTAACAATTGTTTCATTTGCCATCATTCGACCTCTCCGGTACTTCACTTAGTATATCTTCACACGATTGCAAACCTCGTTCCCATCGTGCCATCTGTTCACGGAATTCAGCAATGTTTGCACGATTGTGGAACAAGTCTCCGCTCCAAATTGCAGCGTCAATCTCGTCCATTGGTCCGTTTTCTAAACGATTGTAATGTTGTGTTGTCATTTTGCTGGAATCCACTGTACTGTTACACGAAAGCTACCTTGCATGATACCGTTGTCATCTTGCGGAATATCAAAATCGTCAATCAATGAATCAGAAAAGAATTCATTAACATCACGATCCATATCTACAACGGATTCACCAATATACTCTTTATCAAATATAATCATTCTTCAACTCCGAAATGTTCTTTAATCTCTTGTGCAGTTCCTTTAAGAGTAACGCACCATTCGTCACCACTGTCTTCTGTAGGTTCAACAATGCTCAAACATTCCCGAACAATCAACTCGGCGAACTTTTCTAATTCATTGTTACGAAATACAAGCCCGCTAATGCCTGCCCTTCGGCCAGCGCCAGCCTGTTCAGCAAGTTCTTTAATTCGTTCGTTCATATCAAGCTCCAACTGCCCACATGACCATGTCATAGTGGTCTTCAAAACATTCTTCACTACGCACCTCTGCGATAGGAACCCATCGTGCTTTTTCAGCATCGTCACTGCCTTTTACTTTTGGCAACTCACCGTCGGGCAATACGATTTTGAAACAGTGTGTGATAATACGACCACGTGGTGAGCGATCCACAGCATCAAACACACGATTGTCAACAATACTACCGCGCAGTACAGGACCGGGCACTTTGATTAATGTTTCTTCACGCAATTCACGAATAGCCGCATCCAATACAGTCTTGTCAGTGTTTGCGTTAACATAACCACCGGGCAATGCCCACAAGCCACGACCTGGTTCAGCACGGCGTTTAATCATTAGTACATGCCCTGATTGAATCACGACAGCATCCGCAGTAGAGAAAATAGGAGGGTATTTCAAGCTAGAATATTGTTTTGCGTTCTCAATCAAAAACTCACGCTCACGGATAACTTGTTCGTATTCTTTGGACTCTTTGAATTGTTCCAAGAAGTCAAAAGTAGTAGGAGGAACAACGTTACGGATAAAATTCATATTCACATCACGCTTGAAATACAAACTGCGAATGTCAGTAGCATCAAGTGGCTCTAGCAATTCAACTTCTTCAAAGCCCCATTGAGGGAACATGTCTAAGTAGAATGAGCTTGGGTCTTTTCTGTGACCGATGATACCAATTTTGTCACCGGGCTTAGTGTGTTTAGCAACCAATGCCTGTACACGAACTGCCCATGCTTGGTCGTTGTAAATTGTATCTGGGTTAGGTTCTACACTAACTGTTAGTGTACCACTGAAGCCATTTGTGGCATACTTAATCATTTGCCTACGTTCATCAAAGGTAAACGGATTCTTATAAGTGCGGGGCTGATTAGCACTACCGCAGATAAAGATCAAATTGTCAGCTAGTGCAGTTGCACGACCTGCCAATAGTAAGTGAGCAGTGTGAAATGGTTGAAAGCGTCCAATGAGGACTAGGGTATCGTACTTTTTTGACATTGAAAAATCCTTTCAATAATGTCAGCGCGGAGTCTATCTCGTTGCTTGTATGTTTATTTATCTTATTATATCAGACTTTACTTTTTCTGTCAAACTTTAATCGCCAGAAAAGTCTCCAAACTCTTGACTGCTTTGTCCGATGCAGGCTTTTGGTCCCTGTCAAAAACTTGTTGCCGCACAACATACCGAAAGGTTTAGCTTTTGGCTGACCCTTCAGTAGTTTTTCGGCTATACGTTCGTATGTAGTCATTCTATAGTGCATATTCTCAACCCAATCTTGCTTTGATTTCCATGTAAAAAGTATGATACTTTGCCATCCTAGCAATGTCTTTTTCAGTCACACCTTTCAATCGACGGATATCAGTGTTGTGACGTAAATCAGCCATCTTGACACGCATTGCATCTACGTTCGCAAAGACACCTTCTTTGTATTCCTCAAGAGTTTGACCGGGTTGCTTGGTCAGTCTCCAGATACCATCAATAACTCTTTCACTGATACCAGCATCACGAAGGTCCTTGTAAGTCACCGAAGTGTCTTCAATTACATCATGACCAAGAGCCATGCACATCAGTTCCTCGTCATCACTTTTCAGGTAATGCATAACTTTCAGAGGGTGCAGAATGTAAGGAGCTCCGCCTTTGTCAAATTGACCGTCATGTGCGTTTGTAACAATGACAAGCATTGTAGCTAACATGTGACCTTTTTTCATAATTTGTGCCCTTTCTCTTACTGTACTTACAGTATATCATACCATCCATTTACTGTCAACCTTTTAACCCGAAAAAAAGAGTACCGAAGTACTCTTTTTCTACTTAACCCATTTCATTAGGGAAGGGCCAAGGACCATCTGCTGCGTTTGATACTGGGGCAGTCTTTGCGACGGTCACGTATTGATACCGAGGGGCGACTCCCCATTCAAAATCGTCCGTACCTTTACTAAAGCCTTCTTCGTAGTCCCTGTTGTAACGAACACCAGGGTTGTGCTCATTGAATTCTTCGTAGCCATCAGTGTAACCACGATAGAATTCACTAGAGCCAGTCTTAGGAGCAGTTACTACTGGCTTATGAATGTTGTTACTTGCGTTACTTTGCACCGGCTTAGAAAATGCAGTATCAACTTCATCACCATCATTACCGATTTCACCGATAACTTCGTACTTGCATGTACGACCCTTAGCGTTGTTATAGTCGCTAGGGATAGAGACCACATCAGCAGGATTGATTTTCAAAATCATAACACGGCTGTCAGAACCATTACCAAAGTGTGGCAGATATTCCTGTGAGCAGAAGTGCAAACCAGTACTACAAGTTTGATCCTTGTTGTCGTCAACTTCGTTGCGTTCCATTTCACAGATGTAACCAACACTGTTGTTAAAGGTACCACTGTGAATGTCCATGTAATCGCTGCGAACTTTCTTGTAAGCCAAGAAGCAACCATCAGGAGTGATTGGCAAACTGTTCTTTTCCAAGAAGCCATACAACTCAGTGACAGCCCGCTTAGATGGGTTAGCCATCAAGTTTTCCATGAACGCCACGAGAGGTTCAACTGGGAAGCCATCTTGCAACATTGCAATCATTCGGCTAGTCAATGCATTGTGCATTGGTTTGCCTTTCCAGAACAATTCCTCACCCTGGACACTTACGTTACCAGCACCAAAATTCAACACAACCTTGATAGGCTCGATGATATTCTTAACCAAGTCCCAATCACTTGCCTTGATAGCATCCAACACCTTTTGATAGGTGATGTGTGATTTACTAATTGTGTGTGGCTTGTTGCCAATCACTACGGTAATGTTATTACCTTGAACGATATACGGAAAACTCATTTTAGACTCCTTTAGCCTGGTCAATCAAATTAATATACTCTGCCAAATCAGCACCTTCGATGCTGTACTTGCTAAGACTTTTAATTAGCGGGTAACGCTTTTTAATAGTCTCAACCTCTTTTCTGTACTTATCAATCAGTGTAGTTGGGTCAACATTTGTTGACGTAGCTACCTTGTACTGACGGCACAACCATTCCAAACTCTGACGCAAACTAGTGTCAGCTTCTTTCACATCCTTGAACGTGTTGAACAACACTAGATAAGGGCTTGTTGCACTTTTCACAAGCATAGTAGCATTATACTGGAAAAGTTCTTTGTAGTCAATACTCTGTTTGACCAAACCCATCACATCAGCTTGTCCCAACAGAGCCAGTTTACCCTTAATGTGTTCGTCAAGGTTAACCCAGTTCTTTTGAGTTTTGATGTTTTCAATATCAGTCTTACGCACACCGTAAATGTCTTGAGTGTAGATACCACTCTTGCGCAGATGAACGTCCAAACTCTTAACATCCTCAACAACGCCGAGGTTCTTGTAACCACTCAAGGGCAAGTAGTAGTAAGTTTTAGTAGCATCAAAGTTAGAGGCCTTACCACCGTCATGCCATACCATCGGGGCACGTTCATTGTACCTGCGTCGGCTACCTTCTTCCAAGCGCATGATAGTAACGTTCTGGCCAATACCACTTGCACGTTCCTTCTCAAGCAAAGAACTTGCTACCACAATCTTATCTTCCGGAGGACTAGACAATGCAGCAAAGAATGCCTTTGTGTTCACTGGCTTAGTCTTATCAACCACATCAATCACATATACCGAAGTGTTATGATTATCACTCTTAGAATTTTTCCAGTGAAATTTAGCTCGTTCAGTAGCACCGACCTTTGTATCGTTGATAACAAAACAAACACTGCTATTTACTGAAATTTCCCATTCATCAAAGTAAACAGTAGTACCGTTAACATTGTTGTATCCATGAACTGGCTTGATCGTAGAGCAAGCATTGTAACCACGACTCCGACTGAAAGCACGAATAGTAATATTGTACTTGGATGCCAACTCTTTCACTGGAAATTTGAATTTCTTCATAGCATTCCAACGATTGAGGTTCGGGGTATACAACTCAAACTTGGTGTCAGTGATATACTTGACAACAGCCTGATTGAACAATTTTTCCTCATGACGCTTTTCCAAATAGAAAGCACGTTCCCACAAGTTGGTAATCTTGTCAGCCTCAGTAGCAATGTGAATTGCCAATTGTGCGTTCAACAGTTCCAACTTATTTTTGATAGCGTTGATAGTTTGTGGAATGTAGCTCAAGCCCTCACGACTTGCTTGGAAGTCAAGTTCGCCGATAGCAAACTCCATCACTAGTCCACAACTCAACAAACCTTGCAGACCACCGAGAGCCTTATCAGCACTAGGAATGTCAGTCAACGGATACTTGATGTTACCCATGATAGCATAGCTATATTGTCCGCCATCAGTATAGTGAACACCAGGGATGATGTTTTCTTCCTTGTACGCAGGGTCTCGGAACTTGAATTCAGAGTAACCACTAACTACTGGACGCAGTTTGAAGTACTCGTAAACATAGCGGGCCTCAGTACGAAACTTGTCAAAATCGGAACGATCTTCCACAGCAAACTTAACCTCAACACCAGCTGGGTCAGTAGTTTGTTCTTCCATCATTTTAGCGATAGACGGGACACCTGCTTCATTGATAAAGGCTGTGTAAACACCCTTAACGCCATCTTTAACCGCAGTGACTGTAAAGTTGTCGGTGTAACTGAAGGGAGATTTTGAACCGAGACCCAATGCTCCGATGAATTCGTTAGAATCAGTCTTTGTGGACTCAAAATAAGTGGTGTAGATGTTAGTGACTTGATCACCTGAAAGACCTGTACCATAGTCACGGATACTGAACCAAGGTTCAAGACTGTTGGGCAAGTGAACGTCAAAGGGCGTGTCTTGTTTACCGGCTGCGGTATGCGAGTCAACCGCGTTGCAAGAAAGTTCACGCACGATTGCACGAATCTTGTTTGCGTACAAACCTGATGAAAGAATGTTAAAAGCCTTCGCACTATTGCGAATGCGGAACTCACCAATCTGTCCTACGTTGGACATGATTGCTTCGTTTTGCGGTGCTGCATTGATAATCATTTATGTTTCCTGTTCTCTACTGTTTAAGATTCTATTATATCACCGAAACCATTTAATGTCAATTATTGGTAAGAAGCACTAGAATTGTAGGGCCCGATTCCAATTACGTTTCCCCGAGATTTAGGAATCAACCACGGAACCCAATTAACAGATTGGTCATCAACTAGCAAAGTTGAAATTCCTGTAGAAAAATTATAAGCCTGTATTGCCATTCCTCGATACCAACCACCTACACTGGAGTTATCACTGGTTCGACTGACGTACAACATAGCCACACTGTTAGTAGTAATGATAGTGAAGTCGTTGACTACACCGTGCCCGGGAAGCGGTGGGATTACAGTTGTAGTGTTACCAAAAATGCCATTTCCATCACCGTACCACACCTTAGTAGGACTTGATGTCGCTCCATTCTGATCCCAGTCATTACCGCTTGCAATGATATCAATAACTCCGTCATTATTTAAATCGACTAACTCAACATTGAAGTAGCCCGTAGTTGTATTATCATTGATTCCGGTTGGTTGCTTGACGAAGGTACCATTACGTTGGTTTATAAAAATAGCTAATGTGCCGCCAGCAGCACGAACTAAATCGGGATACACATCACCGTTTATATCCGCAGCCGATACACCGTGATTGAATTCTGCGTCTAGTACATCGCTTAGTACGTAGTTACCTCGTCCATTGCTGAGTAAGAGTTTACTTTTTTCTCCGGGGAAAGGAACATCGTCATAGCCATGACATGCAACTAGTACATCCGGGATATCATCTTTGTTAAAATCTGCAACAATCGCTTTGCGTGGATGCAAACACCCCTTGACGCTTGACACCTTAGTAAGTGTTTTATCCGAATTTATAGTCCAAAAAGTGAAGTCACTTAGGTATTTCACATCACTGGTTACAGTTGAAAAGCTATCGTGCTGCGTTGTATAATTTTGATTAGCAGTGAATACCCCAAGTTCACCTTGCTTGTTGAACTCACCAAACCCATATGCTACAGGAACCCAACCAGACAATCCGTAATTGCTTGTAGGGAATGTAATCGTATCTATAGGATAAGATTTAAAATTCTTGTATGAGGTATCATAGAGCGATCCAGCTATGGCAGGCGCTGTTACAGTCACCGGTACGACTGGATTGGTACCTCCGCCTCCCCCGCATGCGGACAATAGAAGTGAAATTAGGATGACTGGTAAAGTATGTTTCATACAGCTATTATATCACCAAACCTAGTTAAAGTCAACCTCAGAATTTTTGTTCTCATAGAAGCAAAAAGCCCCAAAAATGGCACTTTTCAGGGCTGTTTGTTCTTATGAGAGCAATTAAATTCGTTTAGTCAGAATGCTATCAATGAGTCCGTAATCTAGTGCAGCTTTTGCACTCATGAAATTGTCACGTTCCATGTCAGCACTGAACTGGTCGAATGTTTTACCGGTACTGTTGTGGTCAACATAGATTTGGGTCAGCACTTTCTTCATAGCCAAAATCTCAGTAACCTGAATCAGCATGTCAGTTGCTTGACCGCGACTACCGCCCGATGGTTGATGGATCATGTGACGTGCGTTTGGCAACATCATGCGCTTACCTTTAGCACCTGATGTTGCAAGCAAGCTGCCCATTGAACAGGCTTGACCCATAACGATTGTTTGTACATCGGGCTTGATAAACTGCATTGCATCATAGATAGCCATACCCGCAGTCACTGATCCACCCGGACTATTAATGTACATTGAAATGTCTTTGCCACTGTCTTCACTTTCCAAGAACAATAGCTGGGCAACAATCAGATTTGCCATTTGATCATGCACTTCGCCTTCGAGCAAAATGACTCGGTCACGCAACAAACGACTATAAATGTCATAACTGCGCTCACCCTTGCTGGTTGTTTCGATTACGATTGGAACTAAACTCATTTTTTTTGCCTTTGTTAAAAATAATTTGCGATAAATACAATATGTGTGATAGAATCATCACTTCACTAACTTTATAGAGATTATACATGAGACATTACGAATTTGCAACAACTCTGGTAGAAGCCGTTGACCCATTAGCAGCTCCAGTTGTAGCTCCTCAACCGACGACTACACCCGTAGTGAAAGCTAAGCCAGTAGCAAAAACGGTGACCAAGCCAGAAGCTAAGCCAGTTGTCAAAGCACTAGTTAAGCCTACTAAGGGCGTAGACCCAACTGAGATTAAGGCTGTGACTAAACCCGAAGTAGAAGCAGTTCTACGAGCAGGTGGATACGAGGATTTCAAGATTAACGGTAACAAAATCAATGTTATCGTACAGATTCCAGATGGTGCTAAGAAGAATGAGTACCGAGTTGCGATTATGAAAGAAGTTATCGCATTGCTCAAGGCTGAATTTGACGAGGCAGTGCAATATGTTAACGATCCTGGATTGAGTAGTCTAGGTGGCGCAGTATTTGACAACAGCCCTGTATGCGTAGTTATCAAGGATGCGGGTAAGCAAGCTGAAAAATCAGCCGGAATGAGCAATGAGCTTGAACTAGCTAGTACGATCCAGTCAGTAATTGAGAAATATGGCATGGCTAATGTCACTTTCAAAGACAAACGTGGCAAGAAAATGACTATCAAGAACGCAACCGAAGCAGAAATGACCGGTAAAGAAACATCTGGCGGTAGAAAAGCAGATATTGTGTTGCGTAGTGCAAGAGGTGTTCTTCCAATCAGCATTAAAGAACTTAGCGCAGACTTTTGGGAGAGTTCAGACACAGCTTTCGGGGCCAGAGCTAAGGAAATCCTTCAAAAACTGCAAGACGAAGGTATTGTCAAACTAACTCAAATTGCAGAACGTACTAACAAGCGTACAGGTGAGAAAACCCCAGTTTGGAAGCTAAACAAAGAAATTGTCATGGAACCTACTACACAAGAAGCTATGAATGCTATCTTTGGTAGTGACTTGAATCCAAGAGGTGGAATTGTTATCCAAGACTTCGGTCCTGAACACTTTACACAAAAAGGAAACAACATTGAAGTTGCTTGTCATGCAGTTATTACTAACAAGGATGAGATTCCAGAGAGTCATTTGATGGTTTGGCAGATCAGAAATGATAGCACACGTATGAATCCTCTTCCAGGATTGCGTACTCTTGCTGCTACACTAACACGCGGTATCGGTAAGAAGGGTACTAAGGATGTTATTCTAGTGGATCAATATGGTAACGTAGTGAAGAATCCAAACATCACGTCTTAAATAAGTCCTGATATTTAAACCACTTGCGCATTCTATGCGCAGTCTTTAGGGGAATGTTATGTTCCCCTAACCTATTTCTGAACGTAAAGAAGCTAGGGCCGTGACTCATTAACCAGTCTTTGCCCTGTCTTGCTCTTGCAGGCCCGTTTATATCCCATTGATGCTGATGAGCCATTTCGTGAGCTAGAATAGTCACAAACCACTGTCTACAGTGCCATTTATCCATCAACTCTATCTCACAATAGCTACCAGTCTTGTGCTGTTCTATGGATCCTATACACATTCCCCAGTATTTTTGTCTTCTAGCAGCTATATCAAGTGTTGGCATTAGTAATTCGCCGGCAAAAACCTGCTTATTAAGCAGGTTATATGTATACTTGGCTTCAGCTAGTGTAGGACGAAACATTAGTCTCCTTTGATATGTTATCGGCGGCAAAGGAGTATCCATCAGTTCTTTGAGAGTTAGACTTTCGTAGTACATACAACTATTTAGTACCAAAAGTTTTTTTTCACGGTTCTAATCCTTTTCTAAATAGTAGTAGAAGGAGATTATAACATGTTCAAATCTATCAAAAAATTCTTTGGTTTCGGCGCTTCTGCTGCACCCGAAGTAGCAGTTCAGGAAGTAGTACCGTATAAGGTTGAAGTTGAGGCAGCACCCGTTGTCGTTGAAGCAGCTATTTCACCGGTGGCGCCAGTTGCTCCCGTAGTCAAAGCGCCAGCTAAACCTAGAGCACCCGCTAAGAAGGTTGCCGCTGGGCCAGCAGCTAAACCTAAAGCAGCAGCTAGAACCGTAGCTAAAAAGCCTGCAGCGGGCGCCGCAGCTAAAGCTAAAAGTGCAAAGTAATTTGTTTTACTTGTACTAAAAGAAATAGGACGCTAGCGTCCTATTCCCACATAAATACTTATATGAATTTTGGTTTTGATATCATAAGTGACTTACACTTAACACCCGACAGTCTTTTTGAATGGGACGACAAAGCAACAAGTTTGTATTGCATCATACCTGGTAATATAAGTGAGGATCTGACCGTAGTTAGAACAGTGCTTAAAACATTGTGTGAACACTATCAGGGAATCTTCTACATAGACGGCGCGCTTGAGAACTCTGGGATAAAAACTAGGCAGTTCACCCATAAAGAAATTAAAAAAATATGCAAACCCATGAGCAAGGTCGTGTATCTACATGACAACGTGGTTGTTATTGAAGGTGTTGCATTGATTGGGATCAATGGTTGGTATGGAAATTATGTTCCCGAAGATGCAGCAGCAGAAGTTGAATTGATTGTTGCGGGGTATGAAGACTTTTCATACTTAGATAGTACGATTGACAAGTTACAGCTTCACTTGGATGTGAAGAAAATTGTCATTATTTCAAATAGTGTTCCGTTAACTAAACTATTTTACGGAGAGATTCCTAAAATGTACGGTGACACCTCTCCAGAAGAATCATTAGAGAATGATACGGCGAATAAAGTTTCACATTGGGTATTCGGCTCTACCCAAAAAATAATTGATACTACTTTTGATAGTATCAATTATATAAATAACCCCTGTTATAATAGAAGTCCGTACTATGCTAAACGCATAGAAGTAGAGATTTAAGACGCAGCTTCAATCTTAACTTGTAGCGGGTAGCCTTCTGTACGTGCTTCCATAGTTACTTCAATGCCTTTTTGTTCGGCAATTTCATACGGCAACACTGCAACTACTGCACTACCGGATTCATGAATGCCAGTAGTGATACCAACTGCGGTGTCACTTGTATAATGAAAATGATCCACTAAAGTACGAATAACAAACTCCATACTAGTCAATTCATCATTGATATAGATTACCTTGAACAGCGGTGGCTCAGGGATATCAATGATGGGTTTAATGCTAACGACTGAATCAATTTGTGTTTGTGCCATTTTTTTCTTTCATTGTGTGTGCAGTGTCTATTATATTACGTATTGTATTTAATAGCAATACTCTTTGGCTTCATTTCTTCAGGAAGTTTTCGTTCTAGGTGAAGAGTTAAGATACCGTTAGCATTTTCTGCATCTTTGACTTCTACGTGTTCAGCGAGAGTAAACTCACGCACAAAATTCCTATTACTAATACCATGGTGTAGATACTCTTTAGGTTCATCAAAGTTCATGTGCTTCGTTCCGGTGATGACTAACACCCTATTTTCAATTTGGATATCAATTTCCCCTTCAGTAAACCCAGCAACTGCTAGTTCAATATCAAAGTCATTTTCAGAACGTTTAACAATGTTATAGGGAGGGTAGTTTGTAGTTGTCTGCCCTGCATTCATTCGCATCAGTTCATCTAACACTGATTCAAACCCAATACCAAACTTATGAATTGATGGAATATCAATTGAACGTAGCGTTAGTGTTCCATTAGACATTCTTACTCTCCTTCACTTCTGCATCAACTACGTTATCATCAACCGGTGCTTCAGTAGCAGATGATTGCTCTGCTGCCTCTGCATCCTGTTTCACCTTAGTAATTGGTCCAATTGCTTCGTACAGTTTGGGAATAGCTTCTTGGATAACAGATACGTCTTCACCCTTAACTGCTTCTTCCAATGCTTTGATAGCGTCTTCCGCTAGTGTTTTCTCTTCGGCAGTTACTTTGTCACCATACTTGTCAAAGTCTTCCTTGAATGTACGTAGTGTACCTTCTGCACTGTTACGTGCTTCAATTAACTCACGTGCCTTCTTATCAGATTCTGCATTAAGTTCAGCGTCTTTAACCATTGCTTGAATTTCAGCTTCGGTCAATCCACTATTAGCTTTGATAGTGATCTTATTTTCTTTGCCAGTGTTCTTATCTTTAGCACTTACACTCAAGATACCGTTAGCATCGATGTCCAATGTAACTTCAATCTGAGGCATACCGCGTCTTGCTGGAACAATACCTTCAAGATTGAACTCACCCAATAGTTTATTGAACTGTGCTAGCTCACGTTCACCTTGAAATGCTTTGATAGTAACTGCAGGTTGATTATCTTCCGCTGTACTGAATGTTTGACTAGCTTTAGTAGGAATAGTTGTGTTCTTTTGAATCAACTTACTCATTACACCGCCCATAGTCTCGATACCAAGACTTAGTGGAGTCACATCAAGCAACAATACGTCTTTACGTCCACCACCTAGCACATCACCTTGAATAGCTGCGCCTGCTGCTACTGCTTCGTCTGGGTTAACATCTTTACGAGGTGCCTTGCCGAAGAATTTCTCAACTGCTTCAACAACTTTAGGCATACGTGTCATACCACCGACGAGGATAACCTCGTCAATGTCTGCGTTAGTAACGCCTGCATCTTTCATAGCAATCTTGCATGGCTCAATGCTACGTAGGATCAATTCTTCAACTAGACTTTCTAGTTTAGAACGATTGATTGTAATGTTCAAATGCTTTGGACCACTTGCATCCGCAGTAACGTAAGGCAAGTTAACACTAGTGCTTGCAGAACTAGACAATTCAATCTTAGCTTTTTCTGCCGCTTCTTTCAAACGTTGCAATGCAAGCATATCCTTTTTCAAGTCAATGCCCTGTTCTTGTTTGAATGTATCAACCAAGAAATCCATAATGCGTTGGTCAAAGTCTTCACCACCTAAGAATGTATCACCATTCGTAGACAATACTTCAAACTGTTTATCACCATCAACGTCTGCAATTTCAATGATAGATACGTCAAACGTACCACCACCCAAGTCATAGACTGCAATCTTGCGGTCTTTCTTGTCTTGCTTGTCAACACCGTACGCAAGTGCTGCCGCAGTTGGTTCATTGATAATACGCAACACTTCTAATCCAGCAATACGACCTGCATCCTTAGTTGCTTGACGTTGACTATCATTAAAGTATGCTGGCACTGTGATAACTGCTTGAGTTACTTCGTGACCAAGATAATCTTCTGCGGTCTTCTTCATCTTACGCAAGACTTCGGCAGAGATTTGCGGGGGCGCTAGCTTATCTTCGTTGACTTGAACCCAAGCATCACCATTCTCATTCTTGATAATAGTGTATGGCATCAAGTCAATGTCTTTTTGTACAGCTTGTTCATCAAACTTACGTCCGATCAATCGCTTGCTAGCATAAATTGTGTTTTTGGGGTTTGTAACTGCTTGACGTTTAGCACTTGCACCTACCAAGATTTCACCGTTAGCATATGCTACGATACTTGGCGTGGTTCTAGTACCTTCGCTGTTTTCAATTATTTTGGGGATTCCGTTTTCGATGACGGCTACGCATGAATTTGTGGTACCTAAGTCGATACCGATGACTTTGCTCATTTTTTTCTCCTTTAGAAAGCAAGATTTTTGTGATAGACCCCGAAGGCATCTACTATAATATATATTGCACCCTCTTGTGCAATATATGCGACTATTAAATGATAGGAGCCGGGTTTATTACCCGTTCTTTATCAATTAACAGAATTGTTATGTTGTTTTTCTTATACAACCTAGTGTGAAACATGTGGCACATAAGCACACGTTCAATTTCTGTATGTAAGCCTCTAGCACCAGTCTTCAATAGCAGTGTGTTTTCTGCCATCTGTTCTAAAGCATCAGTAGTAAATGATAGCTGGATGTTGTCCAAACTTAACAAATACTTATACTGACTAATGTAGTTGTTCTTAACATCAGTGAGAATATGTACCAATTGCTCTTTATTCAATTCACCAATGCTTACTGTTGTAGTGAAACGTCCGATAAACTCAGGAATCATTCCATATCTAGTTAAATCATCAGGACTAACCTTTGTTAGTTCACCTTCAACTTTGCTATCACTGATAGAAGCATGAAACCCAATGCTAGTGCCATTCATACGAGTGGCAATAACATCTTTCAATCCAACAAAGGCTCCACCTGCGATAAAGAGAATGTCTTTGGTGTTAATTTCTGACATTTCACCACCCGGATGCTTACGTCCACCTTGTGCAGGGATACGACAAGTCGTACCTTCTACTAATTTGAGTAGTGCTTGCTGTACACCTTCGCCCGATACGTCACGTGTGATACTAGCACTTTCACCTTTGCGGGCGATCTTGTCAATTTCATCAATAAAGATGATACCACGCTCTGCAAGTTTAACATCGCCATCGGCTGCATTGATAAGCATATTAATCATGCTCTCAACGTCATCACCTACATAACCTGCTTCGGTCAAACTAGTCGCATCTGCTACGACAAAGGGCACTTTGAGATATTTCGCTGCTGTCTTAGCTAATAGAGTTTTACCACTACCAGTAGGACCTACAATGAGAACATTACCCTTTTGAATTTCAATATCTTTTGGTGGATTGTTGATTCGTTTATAATGATTAGCAATAGCTACGCTAAGAACCATCTTGGCTTCGTCTTGTCCAATAACATGTTTATCCAAATACTCTTTAATAGCTTCTGGATCATGTACTGGCTCAGGAGGTTCTGCTACACTAACCGAAGATTCATCTTCAATTAATGTTTGGCATAGATCAACACAGTCATTGCAAATAGCAATGCCCTCACCGACGATTAGTTTCTTTACAGCGTCTTTACTGTTGCCACAAAAGTTGCAATGGTCTATTAAATTATGGTCTTCGTTCATATTCATATACTTATCATTCCCTAAACGGTTTTGTACTATTTGAACAAGTAGTTACTGCTGATAATTCTACTCGTGCCGCATTTGACAATGCTGTGGTCATTTCGGCGTCAATTTCAATTTGAATGACTGATTTTATAACTTCTCTGGAATCCACTACATAAGTAGAGGACGAATACGAACCAGAAAACACAGGTGGAATCATGAAACAGCGAGTAGCGATTGCCTGATCACTTCTATTAATCATAACTGCTTGAAGTTGCAACCCACCATTCATTTGTTGTTTAATCAGTGCATACTTACCATAGTCATTGAACTTATAGGAGCTGTGCCCTACAACTATACTACTAGGTGCATTGTACGATCCATCCGAAAGCAATTTCAACGACTCATGCAATGATACTAAAAATGGTTTGCTCCAACGCATCTCAAATGGGATTACCAATACTGCGTTTCGTTGGGTGTTCAGTTTAAATTCATGAGCACCTTGTGTAATGTTAAATGCTCGGGCAGGATAGTCATTCAACACAGCACTTAGAAAATTATCACCACTTTTTCTTTCGGTGAGATAACTGAGATACTGATTTGAAAGTCTAGCCCCATCTAATTCTTTTTCATCCTTACCCTTATTAAGGATTCGTTCATGAATTTTACTAGACTTAACTACCACTTGCATAATAACTACGACACTATCTGGTTTAATAATAGTATCAATGATAGTAAAGGTATCAATGTAACCAGCGCTGTAGTCAACTATATCTTCTTTAACCAGTTTATTATTGGTAAGCTGATTTTCACTCAATAGTGCTGACCCCACTTTCATAGAGATAGCATTTTTGAAACCATTACGTTTTGCTTCATCAACGGTTTTACCAATACCCATTACTTGGATATAGCCAGGATCGTTTTTGTCAACAGGTTGACTATGTGCTACTCCTACAAAAAGAAGTAGCACAATAAGCCAGCGTATCATTTAAATTTCTTGCTGAAATAGTTAGAAGCCGATTCGCTATCCTTGTCCCAACGAATAGTCACTGCGACTGTTTGACGGTCAACGATAGATTCATCCTGAACTTGGATACCTTTAAGGATACCAGCAGCCTGTGTGCGAATGCTTTCAGTTACAGTACGAACGGTGTCATTTGAGTTTTCACGAATTGCAAAGTTTGTGTCTTTTGCCGCATCCTCATCAGACATTGCAACTTCTTCGTCAGACTTGATTCGGTTCTTGATCCTGTCATTTGCTTTTTCAACGTTCTTGGTCATAACGTTTTGGACACTTGAGCTGTACACGTCTTCACTAATGAAATGACGCAGTTTAGCCTTAGCTTTCATTTCAGCGACTTTGAACGCAGCTTCGCGGTTGTTTTCACTGTTGCCATTGCTAGTCGCATACGCAGTAACTTCAATCGCTTTGATATCACCTTTGATGCAGGTAGATTCCAACATGCCTGTACCCCAAGCACAGTCCCACTCAATTTTAACACCCTTGCGTTTAAAATTCGTAGACAACTTTTGGGCATTGATAGCAGTGATTTGACCACCTTCAATACTAGGTGCCTGTTTAGTGGTTGAACATGCAGTAAGAGCAAGTAATAGTGCCAGTGTGGAAAGTTTTGTAAACACGAGAATCCTTCAAGGAAGTTATAAGATGTAGACAGTATAACTCAACATGGATATACTGTCTACTATTTCGGTCAATTGACTTTGATGTGATTAGTAATTGCTTCCTGCTCATAGTCAGTTAGCAACTCAGGATCATATTCACCTGTACTAATCTTTTCCATTAAATGATGCAAATAAGCAACGTTGCCCAAATATGCGCCAGTAGCTTGTTTGTTTATTTCAATCCACTTGCTACCATTGTTCTTGTATACAACGTGCGGCATAGTGTCAATTTTGATAAAAGTGTCACCCATCTTGGCTGCACTAGGCAATGAACTACCAAACCCAATTTCAATTTCTCTTGGATTGTCTTCTTTTAAGTTGAACAAGTCTGGACGCAGTGACTGCAACACCCGCTTGCTCATTTTCTTACCTTCAAACTCAACATAGCCGTCACCAACATCTTTGAATGATGAACTAGTCTTAGGTTCAAATACTGGACCAGTCTGAATCCATTCTTTAGTTACAGGATCTTTGATTCCTTCAAATGAAGCGAACTGTGGGATAGCAACTATTTCGGTATCCACAGTGTCCGCCATTTGTTCTTCGATAGATAATTCTGGTACCAAAAGTTCGACTGTAGTTGATTCTATTTTACTGAACGCTTCGTCTTCCTCAACGGTTGGTTCAATGACTAATATTTCTGCTATCGGTTCTTCTTCAACGGGTTTTTTTACTTCTTCTATAATAGGTTCTTCAACTATTTCAGGAAAATCTGTTTTGTATCCATCTTCAAAAACCTCATCGTCATCATCCCGGTATTCATTTACTGGAACTTCAATCTTAGGTTCTTCTTCGAGGTCCCATTCTTTACTTGCATTAGCTGCCAGTACTAGTGCAATAGCAAGTGGATCGAACACGACAACAAGCAAGATGATAACCCATCGTACTGCGGCTTCTAGCATGTTTGCATCAGCATTGTCACCGTAAATCAATGCAGCAATATACTTGATCGGACCTACTTCTGCTTCAATTTTTCGTAACTCACTTGCAAGAGGTGCTCGTTGCTCATTCAGTGATTGAATCTCTTTATTAGATGCTTCAATACTTTTTAGAATCTTTGCACGTTCAGGTGCTTGTTGCTTACGAATGGCGACGCTTCGTTCTACGCTTCGTTCACTGTCGCCTTTGCTCATGATATCATTAACCTGAGTATCCATCTGAGCCAACATAGCACGGTCACTCTTGATATTCTCACGTTGGATACTGATCTTCTCGTCAAACAATGCTACCTTAGAGCCTGCATCACCTGATGTAATGCCTTGCTCCATGTGTGCTTTACTCAAGAATCCAAAGATGCCCATTGAGGTAAGTAGTGCAAGTGCAATGACTGCGGGCACTAGATAAAGTTTCAACATCCAGCCTGCACGTTTCCAATACTTACGCAGCCATACTGTCGTGGTGATCTTTCCTACTTCAAGAATAGACCCCATGATGATAACAGGAACGACCGCACCTGCAAAGATAGCGGTTAGTCCAATGATACTGTAATATGCTGCTACTGAACTAAGTGAGAGTGCCACTAATAGTGTAAGCTGGCTGAATGTGAATATTTTCTTTAACATAGTATATTTATTCTTCTGGTTCACCGAACAAGTGTTTGTAGTGATCCATAAATTCTCCATACTTCATAACTAGTTTTCTGGGCAAGCTAGAACCCATACTAATGTAGTAGTGAACCCAAGGACCATCTTCACGCTGTTTAATTTGCGCTACTTCAATCCTTGCACCGTCCGGAAAAACATGTGACATTCCTGTTAAGTCTTTCATTACCATAACCTCAATGTTTTCATAATTTCTGGCCAGTCTTCTTTCTTACGTGGAGCAAACACAATGCCCACTTCGTCATTGTCAAGTCTGCTTTCGGTGATAACTTTGCAGTGTTCAACCTTCTTCAACTCGGCAAATTCTTCGTCGCTTACCTGACAGGTAACTTTCTTAAAACTGTCTTTAAGCCAATCTTGTGTTTCGGGCAAGTGTTGAAATTCTAACCAACCAATCAAGCCGGCGTGTGCAGCAACATTAAGAGCGTGACCAGTTGGCACCCACTCTTTGATTGCGATATACATTTTCATCATTCAACTCCGAAATGTTTCTTCAATCGTTCTTGATAGATAACCTCGTCACCAAATTCTCTATCACTATCGTATGGGACCAATCTCAATGTCTCAATACATTCCCGAACAATCAACTCGGCGAACTTTTCCATACCTGCTGCACTAACCCATCGTCCACTCACATCAGTATATGCATTTGCTGTGTCGGCTAGTTCTTTAAATTTATTATTCATCCTGAGCTTCATATGTTACTTCGTATCCACCTTTACGGTCAGTCCACCAATCATCTTCATCCATCCAGTCCCAATCAAGATAGACTTTTGCATCATTACTATCTTCAATAAGTTGCTGATAATCGTAGTCACCATCTGTGATTTCTTCCATCACGTTAGCGATTTCTTCATCATCCATATCAGGATAAATTTCTCGCACAGTGTCTTCATTGACTTCCATGCTATATCGTTTTTCAACTTGATGCCATTCGCTTTTTACAATTTGTACCATATCATTCCTTAAAGTTCTATTAGCTTCTTAATGTCTTTTGGTTTTACAATTATAACATTGTGAATCACATCTTGATACTTAATTGGGAGATCCAAGTGAATAGTTACTCTTGGACCTTCGACTTCGTTAACAACAGAATCGTTGCCGACCGATCCGATAAAGGGGATTTTATTCCACTTACCGGACACCCGGTCACCGATCTGCCATTTACCGATATATCTGTTTGCTGCAAAGTATTCTGCAAGACTAGCCATTACAATCTCCAAAAAGTTTTAACGCCGACCCAATGAGCTAGAGGAGGGATCCATAAAGGTAAACCTAGTACAAGACAATATGCAAACTGTATGTACTCAATAGGACTAAATTTATAGAACCAAATATTAATGATGCCAGCGATAGAATAAACTATACTGACATATACCAACCACCATCCTGGACTAATTTTCATTTTATTTCCTTATCGAAACGGACTTATTGACATTGCCGTTACGCACACTGCAGGGGTTATTTAGGCATCATCAATGCATTGAAGTTACTTGGAACAACAATAGTCTGGACCTTGCCGTTCTTGATGCCTTCGGAGATGTTCAACATAGCTTGTGCTTGCATGAATGCAATTGAACTGCCACTGTTATTAGCCAATGCTGCCATACGACGGCTTTCAGCTTCGGCAGTCTTAACTTCAACTTCCTTTTGCTTCAATTCGTTCTTACTACGAACCAATGCATTGGCACTTTCAACAACGGTGTCGCTAGGCACAACATTACGAATCATTACTTGGCTGATAGTGATTGCACCGTCCAGCTTTTCTTCAGCCATGTTACGCACGATCTCGTCCTGAATGAACTTTTCCATTTCATTGCGCTTGTCAGCCATGTCCAATGCTTCGTGCTTACGTGCTGCCTTGTAGATAGCATTACGAGCAGTTTGCACAATGTAGTTGTACATCACGTAAGTATCACCTTTGAACTCTGCGTGGAAACTCTTGTTCTTAGTTGAATACAATTCTGACACCTGCGATGGATTGATGTTGTAAACAACCACAGCATCAAAGTCCTTCATTGTGGAGTTGTCAGCAGCCACAGGAGTCATATTCTCCAGGGTGACATTAACGTCCTTGATAGGGAATGTCAGTACATCACCGATAAAAGTTTGATTGAAAGATCCAGGCAATAGTTCACCACTTTGGACCTGTTTGTCAAAGCCGACACGCACGCCAACCTCGCCAGTTTCAATACGAGTACAACCTGTTGCCAAAACAGCAGCAGCCAAAATAGAGAGAGTCAAAATACGTTTCATCATGTTTCCTTAAAATAAAATTACTAAACCAACTAACACTATCAGTGATAGTATTGAACACATTATAGCATAGGTTATTGATTTTGTCAAGCCCCATACTTCTTTTCCTGACAATGTTCTGACCCAAGATATACCAAATCCAAATACAACTGTCAATATCACAAATGCTAAAAATACTTTAATCATCATACTACCTGTTGTTTGTCATCACGAAACCGAACAAATCGGGGGAATCGTAGAGAATACGTTCCATCTTGATTTTGTGTAATCACGTCACACATGACCTCAGCGGTGCGACCAATAACGATAGCAGAGTCAGTCCAATAACTATCTCTATCACCATCACTAAACCCACTACCAACATTGACAGTGATTTCCTTTCCGTCGTCCACTCCGGAGCAGACCAGTGCTCCAAGTCGACCTTCATTGCGTCCAGTACCTTCTTCAACACCTACGACCTCCAAGTCTACAGTAATAGTGGGTTTCCACTTCATCCAGTCAGTTGACCGTTTGCACAAATATGGAGCATCCATGTTCTTAATCATAATACCTTCGAACCCTGCGTTCACGTTGTCTTTAGCATAACGCTCAAGTTGATCCTTACCTGCGGCAGTGTCGAGGTCAACCATGATGTGAGGAAGTAGTTCAACATTGTCCATTGTATCAATCACAGGACGAATTGCATCAAGTAGTGCAATACGCTTAGTCAACTGAGCATTCCAATGACCTCGACGGAAGTCTTCAAGCGGGATAATGTCAAAAATATTGAGTACTGAATCGTCGGCTTGTGCGTCAGTTTTGCGGCGTGCTTGGCGCATGAGTTCTTGGAATGTATTACCGATCACTTCACCATCAAGTACGAAACCATTAATGAGGCTGCGACCTTGATCTACGTTTGTACATGCACGAACTAGCTTAGTCCAACTGTTGGCAATCTGGTCTTCAATGTGAGTAAAGTTTTCAAACACTTTACCATTGCGACTGAAACAGATAATCGTCACATCACCGTCACTAGGGATAACAGTGAACAATGCACGAACACCATCCAACTTAGGCTCAAGTCGTTTCATGCCCTTCATTTCAGGACGACCTTCACTGTTAGTTGCAAGCTGGCAACCAAAGATTGGGATTTCGTATTCTGTCTTTTTACAGATTTTGTTGATAGTAGTTGACGAGATACCTGCACGAAGGTCCCGACGCAACACTGCGGCACAGAATGTATTCCATTCTTCACTGTCAAAGCGTTCTGCCATTTCTTGAATAGCATCACGTGCAGCGTGACCAGTCAATTGGCGCTGTGATAGCTGAACCAATAGTTCATTGAAGTCACTCCAGGGATTTTCTGAATCAATTAGACCGACTGTATCAGGAACTTTCTTAACACCAAATGTTACGTAGGGATTGTAACATGCCTTAGCGAGTCCCAGAAATGCTTGCGAGTTGATGCTGCCCAGAATAGCAGCTTCCAATGCTTGCCTTACTACATCTTCTTTGTGAAGGCGACTGTCTGATTCGTTAAGTTTGTTGATCCAAGATGCTGACATTTTTACTCCGTTGTCTGATTTAAGCTACAAGTATAACACAGGTATGATTTATTGTCAAGCCTTTAGTGTCTTCCAGATATAGTTCTTTTCAATGTCTGTCACATATTCAGTGCGGATACCCTTCTTGTCATTGCACCAATCTTCTACCCGTTCATAGCTACCCCAACTACCATTAGGAAGATTAGTCATAATGAATCTACCGATAGCCCACATCATTTGTCGGTTACCGGTGTCAGCACTATTCACTGCACGAAACATATCACCAGCAAGCATACTAGTCAGAAACCCGCCGGGCTGCCAACCACGCAACAAGTAACTAGTGATTGCTTCTTGGGTATGCACAGGCACTTCCATGCCCATATAACCTATTTCGCTAGTATCAAAGTCAATCATCTTGTCCAGTGTTAAGATAGTCATATTACCAACTTGAATTATAAAACACTTTGAAACCCAAGAACAATTCTACCTTAGCATCAGCACAAAATTTGAGGTCATGTTCGTAGTAGGTATTGTCGCTAGGCTTGCCAAAGAAGAAACCTTCAGTGAATGGAAGTTTTCCGTGTCGCACTACCTGTTCAAGGTCATCAACGTCTTGCCAAGTTAGCTCAAGTTCAATGCCATTAAAGTCAGCATCAGTGTTGCCTGTACCTGGCATACCTTTCTTCTGCCACAACTGTTCCATGTAACCATGCAATGAAGGATGCTTGCGCCAGTAAGCAAGTTCAATTGGTTTAGTTACAGGGCCTTTAGCAACCCATTCACGAGTTTCAGGATCCCAGTCACTTCCTTGTTCATTGTATTCAGAGCGTTGACCTTCACGGGCAATATAAGCGTACATGTCGAGACCCATTATTTTGCTCCTTCTGTTGCGATTTCTTTTGTCTTAGCGATACCGTTGTCAAGCAACCTAGCAATACCACTAAAGCCTACAGTTGCGACAACGATACCAAACACGGTGCCAATTAGAAAGTTTTTCATATAATTACTCAAAAGAAAATTCACGAACCCAGTCAAACCTAGTAGTTGCTGGGACCCACTTGAAATGCTCACGCTTACGGTCTATCTTTTCAAAGTCAAAACAAACCATAACCCAGTCCTTGTCAGTAGAGAAGCCTACGGTGTCAGCAACACGTACAACTTGGACTATCTTGCCATCTGTCATTTTTGCTACTATCACCATATTAACTCCTACAATTTTTAAGCTACAAAGTCAAACACGTATTCTACCGGAGTCTTGGAGATTTTCACCTTACCGAGACCAGCGTCATACGACAATTTGTGAAACACTGAACGGGCAGTTTTTTCAGAACATTCAACAAACAGTGAACCATATGAGAATTCAGCACGTTCGCCAGAGTCAAGCAAAGGAGCGATGTTGTTGATAACTTGTGTTTCGAATACCATTTTATAGTCCTGTTCTTTACTGTTTAAGATTCTATTATATACCCAAAGCCATTTACCGTCAACCTTTATTTCTGTGTGTGAATCAACCCTGTTTTAGTGTAAGTGATAGTGCCACCAGTTGAGGACTTGATAGGCTTTGGAAGTTGCGGTTGAATAGTTTTGATCATTGTGTGTTTGTTGTTAGGGTTGAGGATAGTCGCGGAAAGTGTAGTGATCAATAAATTTCCTTGAGAATTTGAAATTGTGCAGTAGGATACTTCTCCATGAATTCCTCTGACTTCACGAATTCATTGTATGCCTTAGCGTCAAAGAACACCTTACGAAATACGCTCGACAGCGTACCAATTGGGGTGACTGTGAGATAGACCGATTTTGCTTTGCCTGCCATGATGTATTCCTTGTTACTGTTTAAGATTCTATTATATCACCGAAACCATTTAATGTCAACCTACAACGACTACTCGTTGAAAGGATTCGTCAAACATACCAGCACCCTGAACCACTGTGCGGAACTCTTTGTTGAACTTTTCGTTGGGCAATGCTTTGCCGTCAAACACTTGTTTGATTGTCACGCAAGTAATGAAGTCACCTTCTACCTTAGTCACAGTACCAACCATGTAGCAGTTCAAGTTGCCGGGGAAGTCAAAAGACTTGATGATAGTTCCGATTTGCATTTGTGTTCCTTGTTTTTCAGTGTATGTGTACATTATATACCCAAATCCATTTAATGTCAAATTTTGGATACTTGCATCATGATCAGGTTGCTGTGAGTTGCGCACAGACGAACCGAGTAAGGACGACCAAATTTGTTGATAACTTCAATGTCAATCCAAGGAACAGTCTCATATTGAGCATTTTCGCTCAGAACCACATTCTTGATAGAACCATTCAGCAAGCCTGCAGCAGAAAACCATTCTACTTTGTCGTTGATATTGAGTTTCATATTAGTTCCTTGTTTTTCAGTGTATGTGTACATTATATACCCAAAACCATTTAATGTCAAGTTTTGGTTTCCGTAAAATAATGCACTGGAATCAGAACACCGTTGACCGGAACTTCCGTACGCTTCTCTACACTGTAGAACTCCATTGTCTTGTAGTGCTTCCAGAAGTCACCGCAGGCGAAGTAGGCTTTAGAACTACCACAGATTTCCACTGCAAAGAAAAACTGGTCGTCCCAGGGCTTCTTGGAGTTCTGGCGGATGCTCTTGTACTTACGGATGACTTCTGGATGTGCTGTATATTTAAACATGAGTGTATTATATACCCAAAACGATTTAACGTCAACCGTAGGAAAGCCCCGATTAAGGGGCTTTTTGTCTTACTTCTTAGTTGCTTGGTTCACGAAACCATACATCTTTTCAGCAGCTTCTAGAATCTTTTCCATTCCTGGAAACTCTGGCATTGCGATTGATGTAACGAGTTGCCCAGTCTTTTCATCTTTGGCAGCAGTCAGTTGCCAACCTGCAACCTTAACGTTATAGTCTTGCATGACGATGTCCTTAGCCATTGCTAGAACGTCAGCACGAATTTCATATCCGTTTTTGTTGAATTTAACTTCTGGAAGTTTTGGTGTAAAATCTGTCATGTCTATCTCCTGTGTGTGTTTATTTTATATCTATTTCAAGATATTGTCAAGCATTTATGATGTGAAGATCCAAGGTAAACGATTTCGTTTACCCACATAATCTAACATAGCAAAATTGCTATCCATGCCTTCTTTGATAAAAGTACCAAATCCGGGTGCGTCTAATTCAATGTCAGCTTCCGTCTCTCCGTGTTCAGTATGAAAATGAATTCCATGCTTGACACACAAATGTCTGATAGCTCGGTTGTGGCTTAGACAAACCATACAACCTTTTAGTATATTATGAGTGCGACACCATTGAATACATCGTTTCATTAATGCATCACCCATACCCTTACCTTGATGGTCTTTAAGAACACTGAATGCCAGTTCCATACCATCAGTAGTAGCGATATGCCCTACGGCGATAAACTCTAAATTGTCATTTTCAATACAAAACAAAATATGATGGGCGTGATCTGTATCAAAGCCATCGCACAGTTTGTCTAATATTTCATCGTTGACCATAAAGCCAAAGCGCAAGTGTCTACTCTCTACATCAAGTGCCTTCAAATGAGTACGGTATTTTTCGTACTCATGTTGAAGAACTTTTCTTACCACATATGGCATGTTAGTACCAGAATGATTGTGGGTTGCGATTGTATCTAGCAGACTTAGCTTTTGAAATGGCTAGCATGACATCCCAGATTGAATTTAGAATTTGCTTAATCATATTACCCATCCAGCGCTATTACGACGGGCTTGCGCTTGATCAAACTGTCGTTGCAGTCTATCAATGTCACAGCCATCCTGAGGGTTATGAGAAACAATATATGCTTCTAATGCTGAACCATAAGTTTGCGGTTTCTCAAAGACACTGAATAGATCAATCAAATAATTATTGAGTGATTTTAACAGGACCATGATTAAACAGCCTTCTTAGCTTTGGCTTTAGTAGTTTTGAAAAGATCAGTAGCTGGTACTAGAGTTTTGATTTGTTCACTAACATCATCATAAAATGTTTTGCTAGAAAAAATCATACCTAAAGCCATCATAGATTGCATTCCTGCATCGGCTGCTGTTTTAGTGTACTTGCGTTGCGCTTCAACGAAACCGTTAAGTGCATTTTTGATACCGTCGTGCTTGACGGCTTGGTCGACAAATTTCAATTTGAAATCAGAAACGCCGTCGATAAAGGCGTGTGAGGATGCGTTAAACATAATTATCTCCTAAGTGTGTGTGTTTAATTGAGTTTTTATGAAGAACTCTAACTTCATATCTATTTATGCCAGCATATAGATTTCTCTATATTTCTGCATAGCTAATTCTCTAGAAAGTGCCAATCTACTAGTGACATAATCAGATAGTTCATCTGTATCATTATCACTATTGACTAGCTTCGGACGACTATATCCTCGTTGCAGATCCAGATCATCTGGACCATTAGAGTCGTCGTCCGAATCGTCTAGATTACTTAGCTGCTGGAGCTGCGACGACTGCTGGCTTAGCAGGAACTGCTGGTACTGCGTCCTTGACAGTGCTTTTTGCAGGCGCTGCCTTTTTGTCCTTGCTATGGTCTTTCTTCTTAGCCAATTTGATTTCAGGCTTCGCCGGAGTAGATGCTGCTGCAACTGGTGCGACAACTGCTGCGGGTGCGACTGGAGCTGCTGGTGCTTTAACTGCGTCTGCTGCGAAAGCGGTTACTGCAAATGCAGTGGCTAAGATTACGATTGCTGATTTCATTTTAAGTTTCCTTTAAGTTAATGAATAGAGAATTTTAATCTCTACATATATAACGCCTCTGCCAACGTTTCCGTTGACACGATTTGGGTAATTATCCACCGCGCCCAGTTTTTCTAACCGGTGCGCCTGCAAAGCCCTTGCTTGGCTTTCCCATCTTTTGAGCAGGTGTTTTTGTCATTGGTAGCCGTGGGCTGTTTTTCTTTGCTTCATTTGCCATGTTGATAAATGGGTTTGAGCTTTTCTTGGGTTCTATCATCTTCTTACCTTTAGTGATTTGAGATAAGAATCAATGTTACCATACAAGCTGACCATCATAGCAATCTTACTATCGTATAGTCTAATGTAGGGCTGATTCTTTTTACCTTCACTTTTATTTACCCCCAGGTAATAGGGGCATTTGATTTTTCTGCTTAGTTCAAGTATGTAGCTATGATAGCTGCCCTCTATCTTAGCCGTAAAATCATATTGGTAAAACTCTATTTCACCTAAACGGAAAGCCATGTCACCTATTTCTGTTAGACGAAGGCTATCTCCGCGCAAACCAGTTTGCCACCATTTCTTCATAGCCTCTTCTACGGTCCAGTCAGTCCAGCCCTCTGGCATCTGACCTACTACAGCTTGAGTTATAAGTTCCTTGACGGATGGTTTACTCATCGGGATAAACTTTAGTACCATTGTTCATAAACACGACACTAAATTTATCACTTTTGAATTGTGCGTTAAGTTTACGACACAGGTTTCTTGCATGACCAGGATTACTGAAACTGGTCTTCTTGTACTTAGGCACAGCTTCACTATCCAAGTAGTGTTGGCTTTTTAAGTTGATAGGTGATCCATCATAGAATACTGCCCATATGCCAGCGGCTTCTACAATCTGGTCACACTTGTAAGTTGTTTTGTCTACTAGTTCTAGTACGACTTTTGGTTGTGTCCTGCTCATATTACCATTTCCCACCTGACATTACAACTTGAATAGTTTCAGGTTCTTTAGTGTATTCACGTTGGTCTAATAAGATTTTCGTAAGCTCATCACGTAACTCTTTAGCATCATTCAATGTCAAAATGACTTCACGTGATTGTCTACCTTCAGCTACGGCGATCTTATCAATAAACTTCTTTATATTGCTCATACACTATTTATGCTACTATTTGCCTCTTTTTCTGTTTTGAATGGGCCGATGTAGTCATAACGTTGAATAAAGATATACTTCGGGCAAAAAATACTTACAAACTCAGTTCCTTGTTGAATGGCAAACCAGCCAGCAGCATAGTAGCATTTGCTTTTAGGCGTAGTAGTATATAGGTGTAGCTTTTTACGAACATCTAGTATGCTGTTATAGATAGTAGTTCGGTCAGTGGGGAATATTGCAAAGGGCGGGTCAGTAATCTTTGACTTTTCAATTTTAGAAAATTCAATATGCTTTGTCTTCTGAATGGCTTTAGTAGAATTGTAGTGTTCGATGTTGTTGCCAATTTTAACATCAAATCCAGTACCCTCAGCGGTTACATTGCCTACTTTTTTGTCACCATCGGTTACTACCCAATATTGATTTTTGATAATTGGTTTAGCTATTAGATTCATGTTGATCCTTTGTTAGTTCGCACAGAAACATAAAATGTTCGTATGCTTTTCGTACACTTGGTACTGAGAGTAATTTCTCTGCTTCTATTTGCATTGCTGCAACTGCGGCATCAGCAGCATCTTGTGCTGCTGGCCAAGTTAGATTGTATACATCATTGCCAAATTCTTCTGACAATTTTTTCCAAGCATTGCGCTGTCCTTCAGTAATAGGAGTGCTAGTAGGTCGTAGTGCTAATGCACTGCGAATTGAATCAGTAACTGCATCCTTACCATATCTACCTGCAGCAATCATTGGAGCAAATGCTGGATTAATTTTCTGACGACTTGATCCATTCTTATGCACTGATAGTAGATGATCACCGTAACCTATGCTTGATGAAAAGTTGTCATCATACTCAGAGATAGGAATATACTTCCTACCTTCCTTGACATAGAAAATTGTTTTCACAGTTGAAACTTCTTAAGGTATGATTGTGCCAAAGAAGTATTCTCTACACTGTAGTCAGGTACTTCAGGCTCAATATCATTATCTTCAAAGCCATACAATGAAGCATATTGTTCAATCATTGCATCAATCAATGTACCAAACTGTTCTTGATCAAGGATAGAGGCAATCTCACCTAGATTAATTCTAATATTTTTGTTCATGTTATTTACTTTCAATTAAAGGACCGTTGTAAGTACTGTTGAGCCATTTTGAGTATGTTTCCGCTTGATCTGCAATCTTGGGTAAATCATACTTGCCCGCGAACTTCATTAAATGGATGCCAACTTGTGTTGTATTTCGGGGTTGCAAAGATTCCTTGATAGTTTTATCAAACGCATCTTTCAAATCTTGGGGCTGTGCTGTCAAATCGATAAGTGTGCGATTGCGTTCATATGCATCTTTGACACGAACCTCATTGCCCTCATGATCGGACCAGCGTTGCAACATCAGATTGTTCCACGAAAATCCCATTTTGTGACGGTCTTCAAATGCCTCTTTGATACCAACTTTGTTTTTACTACCAACTTCACGCACTCCCGGAAAAGCACTGAAAATATTATCGCTTGAATCTCCCCTAATGCACTTGCGAAAAAGTAGATACTCAGGATCCTCAAGCAACTTGGGATTTTTTTCTTTGTCTAATACGGGCTTGCCCGACTCTTTAAAATATCCGGCCAGTGTTGCAAGCTCGCCGAGCACCCCATTATATTGTTTAACTTTATCGGTGATCAACTGGTTGTAATCTGTATCGGTGCTGATGATAAAATGTTCGTCTTCGGGATGCAGTGCGAGGAATCGGGCAATCATATCGTCAGCTTCTGCCTGAGGATGCCTGAGGACACTTACATTAGTACGGTCTTTGAGATACGTAGTGAATTTTTCATACGTGTCCCAAAAAAGTTTGCTTTCCTCAGCCTCAGCCTCAGTAACTGATTGTGCATCAACAATGCGATTCTTTTTATACGGAGCATACATGTCCTTGCGAAACGACCTGCCCTCTAAACAGAATACGACATGATCAATTCCATATTTGCGAACAGCTTGATTGACTGATGCGAATGTAATGTGCAAGGCTTGTGCAACTTTTTCTTCTGCGTCAGTGCCGCGCGCGGCCACGTGACGGGCACGAAAAAAAGTGTTGGCAGTATCGATGAGGGCATATGTAGTCATGTGTCTATTATAGTCGTATATTTAAAAAATGTCAAGTTAAATTTGTTCCAAATACTTGTCAGGATCATCGTTGATGCCCGAAAAGATATTAGTTGGGCTGAATGGGAGAAATTCTTTTTTCACTCTATAAATTTCAGGGTAGCTAACTTTAGCTCTTGTCTCTACAATATCTACTATACGTTCTCCGTCAATTTTAGATTCATCATGGAACCATTCTAATCTTTTCTCAAACAAGACCAATAGTTGATCGCCGTACTCATTTTTGAGATAGTCTTCAAGTGCAGAAATTTCACTTGCCCTGCCGTAATAAAGATAATCAAATGTTTGAGTTTTGTTAATACTAGGGAGTATGTAATTTTTTACCAAATAGTTTTTGATGTTAGCATTTTTGATGTGCTTACCGAACCCCCATAAATCTGACTGATGATGATGCAATACATACAACCAGCCGCACTTGTTAGGAAGAACTATATTAGGCATTTTTTACTGCGTCAATAACATCAACTGCGTCCAAATAATTGTAAAGGTCATACCCATTGTAGTTAAAATCATTCGCATCGTTGGTCAGTGGATGAGATCCATGCAAGTTTTGATAAATTTTCAAAACAATAGCCAAAGCACAATTAGTTGAATTAAGTTTGTGATTTTTGATGTTAGGATATGCGTCAGTATGCCATGCAACGTGTGCTGCTTCTGTTTCTTTACGCAAGGTAGACAAATCAGTGAAACACTTTTTAATGATAGCGTGAAAGTTATCCAAAAACTCACTCCATTGAGGACCGGTCATTGGGATATGTTTGGCTTTCATATTATCATACAAGTGACCATACAAGCCGTACGCAGCACTATCAAATTTTGTGCCATGCCAGTATTTTTTGTGCGTACCCATAATAAAGTCAAGTGTCTTTAATTTCCAATTGTATATCGGGTCAACCCGATCCAATGTACCTGCTTTGCCGCGTTGCGAATGATTTGCTTGGACAGGGATTGCTTCGTGCTTTTCGCAAATAGCTTGACGCTTTTCAGCATCCACATAAGTTTTATCTGTGGAATTATGTTGACGAACACCTACAACTTTGATTCGGTGAAAATCAAAGCCGGTCCATTTCTTTTGACCTTTACCATTTCGGTGATAGGCAGCTTCGTTGGCAAATGCTGTATCTGTGTTGTTAACAATAAAGAACGGGAATTCAAAGTCTTCCCATTTGGTCGGGTCTACCCCGTCCCACAAGCCATGCTTTGCAAATAATCCAACTACGTTAATGCCGTGTTGAGTATCAAATGAGGGATTAGTTTTACCGTCTGCGCTGACAGTAGCAAATACAGGGCTCAGTAACTCTTCCTGACAACCATTCATAATATCAGCTACGTGCTTTGCAATTACGAGTCGTTGGGTTTCTTCCAAGAAAGTTGCTCGTCCAATCTTTTGATTTTTGAATACGCCGATTTTGGCTGGATTAAACGTTTTGCCACGCTTTTTCAAATCTGCTAATACGTTAGCAACGAGAGGATTCTTTTCAAGCTCCGCTACTGATTGTGCTAATGTTTTAGGCTTTGCTGACTTCAACCGTTTACTATCAAGTGGATTTTTGATTTTTGAGATATCAACTAGCTGACCTTTTGGTACATCGGTCCAGGGAAATATGAATGCTATTTTAGTTGCCATTTTATGAATCCAGTTGCTTGTAAGAAGTCTCTATTATAGCACCAAATTCATTAAATGTCAACCTTTTATCAACTTACTTCGGTTCTACCGTCGCCTAAGTCTTTAGTATTCATTTTTCGCAAGTCTCGGGCGTCTCGGTTCTCCGGATCCGCTTGGGCCTGCTCATAGACTTCTAAAGCTACGTTGCGGCATACGCTCTGAAACCATCGGTCAATGATGTCCGATTCTTTGTCGTTCTCTTTCATCTGGTAACCAACACGACTGAGATTCAAAATGAACTTCTCATTCCAGTCTAGTTCGAAGGAACCTGCATTGATATTGTCTGGATCGACTTCCATGCTGAGAATATTGACATAGGGTTCACCTGCTAATGTAGCTTTTTCTTTAGCAGTAAGTTCCTTCTCAACCTTTTCAACCTTCTTTTCTTTGGGCTTGCGAGGTTTCTTCACCTTTACGGGCGCAGGCTCTGCAACAGCAACGACAATGGGTTCGACTACTGGATCAGGCTTTTTAGAGAATAGGGTTTTTAGTTTGTTTAGCATTATTGTATGTATCATAAAGTTTGAAGCTGGCTAAGTTTTTAGCTTTGCTTTCGCACATCATGTCAAAATTTTCATAGAAAGTCAGTGCCCAATCGTTCACTGCGTCATTCCAGTAATAGTCACTGTGTGCCCGTAGTTTTTGTTTATTGTGTCCTGCTGCAATCAGCGCGCCATGATCGGGTAGTTGTGCAACGGAATGACCTGTGAGTACATCTTCGCGGCTAACACTGTAATGGCAAGTAGGGCGAACGCCACGCCAAGAATCAATAACCCGTTGTACAATCGCATCATTAGGTTGAACGTATTCTCCCTCACGAATCCAATTATGGTGAATGTCCATGACCGTAGGGACGAGGTCAGATAACGATAAGCAGTCAAGTAGTCCATGTGTGTATTCTTCATTCTCTAGTGTAAGTGTGTTGCGGGCTTCGGGTGACAAACGATTGTATACATCACGAATGCCCTGCGGACCTTTACGACCACTGATGTGTACATTAACTTTGAAGTCTTGAAATGTCTTGCCATAGCCCATCCAACGAACCATGTCAGTATGATATTCAAATTCTCTGATACTGTTATTTACTACTTCTTCACGGTCGCTTGCTAAAACTACAAACTGGTCAGGGTGAAACGAAAGACGAACATCATTGGCTCGTGCAGTCTCACCGATGGGCGCAAACCAATGTGCTAGCTTGTTTTGAATGTCAGTGTCTTGCCAGAAACCTTGCCAGTCGGGATGTGTGTAGAATGAAAGCATGTCACTAGTAAGACGAACCATGCGTAGTTCGGGTCGCAGTGAGGCGACACGCTTGACCAGATTGTGAGTATGCAGGATGTTGCGTTTTGCAACTTCAATGATTTTTTCTTCTGCTACTGACTTACTTTGACGCTTTGCCCAGGCAAGAGTTGTGCCACCTGTGTTTAGTTCGGGTATACTAGATACCTCACCCTTGCTATTGATTTCAGAAAATTTGCAGGCAAAGCCGATACGTTTAATAGTCATAAGTCATCCATAAATATTGAGTAGAACGTATCATAACACAAAGATGTTTAATTGTCAACCTTTAACAATTCGTCCATAGTATAGAGGTTCCTCATGTAAGGTGACACGTCTTCTAATACCGAACTAGCAATGTCGCCCTTTCTTCTAGGACCATATTTCACATCAAAGTCAACATCATTGACGATCTGGAACTTGTCTACAATTTCTTGCACAGTGTATCCCACACCATGCCCTAATGATTCAACACTGTTGCTAGGCTTCTCAATTGCTGTACGTAATGCATCACAGATTTCATTCACGTGAACATAGTCACGCACACACGTACCGTCACTGCTGATATCATAGTCTTTACCAAAGATAGTAAATTCACCTGTCTCTTTAGCTCTCAATAGATTGTACATCAGTCCGTCTGGATTTGTCGGGGCAAAGCCATCACTACCGATCACATTGTAGAATCTAAAGATAGTGTATGGAGTAACCTTGTGCTGAGTACAATATTCACGAACCACATCTTCTGCTGCTCTTTTGCTGATTCCATATGCTGACTCACAACTGACTGCGGCGCCGGTACTAGCAAATATAAAGTTCTTTGTCTTTATTTTACTTAGTACATTCATTGTGCCGTTCAAGTTAGTGATATAGTAACTCAGTGGTTTCAATTCACTCTCGCCTACGTTCACTAATGCAGCTAAATGAATGACTGCATCGTATTCGTAGTGAAGTTCAAACAACCTACGAATGTCAATAATATGCTGCTTGTCAACATCAATTTTGTTAGGCACTAAATCTAGCCCGTGAATCTCGTATTCACCCTTCAACATCTTAGTAAGATGCGAACCGATGTAACCTGAGTTACCTGTAATCAAAATCTTTTTCATGCGAATTCAAACAGACTTGCGCCTGTTACTTCCTCTACTGGTTTAAATGTTGGGTCTTTGCTTAAGTATGTGTCATTGTCAGTGTACCAAACATTGATAAACTTGTACTTGTTTGACAACACACTTTCAAAGTCTTCTCGTGCCAAATGCTTGCGATTCAACTGAGAAATGTAATCACGATACTTGATTGTCTCGTAAGTGTTAATCTTTGCGGCTGATGTATTACTACGCTTACCAACAAAGTTATCTAGAAAACTTACCCAACCATGTGCAACTTGGTCGTCTAGTTCACGTACATAGTCCAGTGCCTCCGTACTTTGTATTGATCCGTACACTGCGTTAATTGTCTCTGCTACATTCTTGACATTTACTTTATGAAAATATTTTTCATCAAAATTATCTGACCAATCTTGATTGTCTAATACTACGCATGGCATGTGACCAAGACATTCCAAGAAAGCAAAAGGATAGTTCTCACGCAGACTTGGCATAAAGAACACACTAGAACTTGTGATAAAGTCTACTTTTTCTTGACCAGTGATGCCCGCTTTGATTTCATAATCAATAATACCTGCATCAGCAAACGCTTTCTCAAACTTCTTTGCACCATTGCTGTTAGTCATTACTTTGCAAGGAAGTTGTGCTTCTTTCATTGCACGAATATATGCATCTGGGTTCTTGCCTTCTTCCCAACGACCAATGAATAACACCCCACTTCGCTTAGTAACATTGTGTTCTAATAGACCACGCTCACTCATAGGCATGCGTAGAAGTGCGGTATTTGTCGCGCCGTACTTTGTTAACTCATCTATATTCTTTTGACTTTGTGTTCCGATGACGATATCAGTAAACTCCATATGCTTGTTATAGAAATTATGATAGCTATCTAAGAACACATCGCTACCCTGACTATCACGAAAAATCATTGAATGTAAGTGGGTGTAGAATATCACAGGGATATACTTGTTAATAGTCATAGCATAGGCAGCAGTCATTGCTTCCTGCGTATTACACACCACCATGTCATATACGTTTTCTTCAAATGCTTCTAGTAATGCTTTGCGAAAGTTGATAATCTTTTCAAAGTTGATGGTATCACTAAACGCAAAGGTAGCAGTGTGGTCACTGTACTTTAGTGGTTCAAGTGGCCATACTAGATTTGCGCCTGCATTTTTAATAACTGTGTCAAAGGTACCAGTAGGCGCTTTGTCTAAGATAATGTCAACTTTCCAATTCAATCGGCCACACATTTCTGTAAAACTCTTACAGAAGGAACCAATTCCACCGTGGGGGATAAAGTGTTGGTCACTTATTAAGAATGCAATTCGTTTGCTGTATAATTTCATTATTTTACCCATTTCTTGTAATAGTCAATAAACTTTACTCGGTCTTCTATATCCGATATATGTTCTTCTACGTGCGTAGTGAACCGTGCTATGCACTTGTCAACTGATAATATTTCTAAGAGGCTTATATCAAATTCAGGAAGTTTAACCGCATCAATCACAATAGTAATACCATGAATAGTGCCTCTACCAGTTAGAGGTACTTTTAATACTGCACCCATGTCATTGTCTATAATTCTAGTTGCAATCATGTGCCCCACTCGTTCTTAAACAATGGCACCTGTAGTCTATCACTATAACGCCAGCCACGATTCATTGCTGCGATTGCAACATTCTTAGCATTTAGATTGTATAGTGATTCTACCCCACCGCATGGCATCAAGTAAATATGACCCTTGAATCCTTTACGCTTGTATGCTAACACTGTATCCTCAGCTTCTTTCACATCGGATTCAGTTGCTACTACAAACTTGAGATACACCGAGCCATAGTTTTGATATTGATTGATCACATCGGGAATGATAGCATCTTCTGTTTTCTCACCGCTGATAGACAACTTTGGACTGACACTAAATGTGACCGAATGTTTCATTCTCATCTTTTGCCAGTCATGCAAGTACTGTCCAAACTCAGGTGTAATCATCTGAGTACCGTTTGTTTCAAATGTTAGTTCTTGCAAACCCTTCATTCTCTCATGCGAAAGTAATTCAGGATACGCTCTTTGCCAACCAAGAAGCGGTTCGCCACCCGTGATAACCAAGTGTTCATCGAGCCAACGATGTCCAGGCAGTAAATCACAAATGCTGTTAGCAATAGTATCGGAATCGAGCACAGGACTAAGATGTTTGAAACGAGGGTCCCAAGATGCATAAGAATCACAACCCGTGCTGACAAGTGGTAAGGATTTATAATCCGTGTAATCTTCTGCCTTAACCGCAATAATATCTCTTTCATTACTCATTTCTCCCTTGGCCATACCAAAGCCACCGCATGTAAAATTGCATCCGTATGTTCTAAGAAACACGGAGGGAACACCCATGTACTTCCCTTCACCCTGAATGCTATAGAACAACTCACTAATTTTTAATTTACTCATTATTGAAACTCGTTATCTTCTCTACGACCTTGACGACCTGCCATGTTGTTATCTGTCTCACGCACTTCAACCCGTGTACACCAAACTCGTTCAGCTTCTGCACTGCCACAGCTTGGCAAGAAAATTGTATTAACATATTCATACAAGAAGTCAGCAATGCCTTCGCATCCTGTCTTTTCTACTTCTGTAATCTTCGCTAGTTTCAGTTTACCCAAGTTAAGTAATTCTTCACGCATTGGGTCATCTTGTGCAACTAATAATGTGTGATCAAACCAATCTTCTAGCAATGCTTTGAGTGGCTTTAGTCCACCAAAGTCAGTTACCCAGTTTCGTGCGTCTAGGGTGTCTGCTTCAAATTCAAAATGAAACGACATTGCATAACCGTGAATTAGATTGCAATGACTATCTGCACGCCATTGACGATAAGCAACTGGTCCAATCTGCTTGTATGTTTTTGTACTGAAATATTTCTTTGACATTATTTTTCCTATGTTATATTATATCATAGGCAGCAGAATTTGTAAAGCGGGATGATGCCCTAAAAGGCCGCTACTCTTATTTACCTTTTTGTGCTTCCACTACTCTTTTTCTCAAGCTACTAGAGCTAAAAGAGTGGTCACGTCCATTGAACACTAATTCAATGTTTCTTTGGGCACAGATATCTTTGCCCGTAAATTCTTTGTCTCTGTACTCTACACCCAAAATGCGAACATCAATAGGTAGTGTGAGTAAGATATCTTCAAGGTCCTTCTCGGTGTTGTAGACTACGATTTCATCTACAAACCTTACAGCACTTAAACTAATCTGTCTTTCAACGATACTTTGAATAGGTTCGTTCTTTTCAGGACGATCCCATTGAGCATTGTTTTGCAGTGCAGCAATAAGATAATCACAATGGTTCTTAGCTTGACTAAGCATTGCAATGTGACCGGCGTGAAGTAGGTCAAATTGGGAAAAAGTTATCCCAATCTTTAATCCTTTATCTTTTAGTTCTTTGATCTTATTGAATATCATTTTTAGCCTTGTTTATCGCATCTTTCATTCTAACTTCGTGTTCTCTTTCAGAGATACTAAGTTGATGTAATCTATCTGCACAACTACGAATGTCTTCACTCAATTGACCGGTGCCTACTTCTGTCTCTACAGTACAGGCAACTTCATGTAATGCTATTACTGCATCAACTAATTCAAGATTTCTCATCATCGTTCTCCGGTAGTATCTCTGTTAATTCGTCAAATCCAACACCGTCAGTTAGGTGATACTCTTTGCCTGCATGATGATACACTGTAGTCCAAGTATGTTGATTGTTACTTGTGTCAGTGGGTTTAATGAGCCTGAACACAGTTAACATATGTTCTTTCTCAACTCCCTCAATGATTCTACAAGACGGCCCCATTACATCACGTA